TTTACCCATGTGGGTAATTCTCTGATTTGAATTTGGCTGAATCCCATTGTTTTGGTGTTATTATTGGCAGGGTTAACGCTGACCGGCTGCCACTCAGCTGAAAAATTTCCAATTATTCGCTATTCAAAAATAGTTAAAATATCGACAACTGATCGGGATTGTTGAATACTTCGATCAGTTCGTTATCGTCGGCCGTATCTTCCTCGAGTTCAATTTCAGGCACTTCGCCCAGGCAAACTACCGGCGTTTTGATAAGTTCAGGATAATCGGCCAGAACTTCCACGGGAACGGGCAGCCCTTCGTTAAATGCTTTTTTCACCAATAATTTATGTGTGAGTTTTGCTGTTTCCAATGCCTGTGAGGCTTTATACCCACGGGTTTTGCTGGCCTCAGATTCGCGTTTCCAGGCATTTAATGTGCTGTAGTGTTCATCCATCTTTGCCCGATAGGGTTTGATGAACTCACTGAGGGTAATACGCCAAACTTCGGGGCTGTCGGGAGTATGTTTGGCGGCTTGCTGAGGGGGAGCTGCCGATGGCTTAGCTTTTGCCCGGTCAGCAGGTTTCATGGCTTCGGGCAATGGATATCCAAGCAGTTTGGCAATACGCTGATTGAAACGCGCCCACAGGTCACGGTCTTTAAACCGGAAGTGCATGGTACCTTTTTTATACGCCCGTATTTCGAAATATGCCCAGGTAAATAATTGGCCGTACAGGGGTTCAGAATGTTCCAATATCACTTTTTTACCTTCGTCCTCGAGCTTTTTCTTTCCCTCGAGCGCGCCTCCGTAATGAATATCATCCCTGAAGTATTTCACCTGCCCATCGAAATGAAGTTTGTAAGGATATCGGATGTGATCTTGCAGAGATCCGAATTGTTTCCAGTTGTCGCCGCTGATGTAGCAAAGCGCTTTTACCATATCTTCAACCAGCCCGAAATAACTACCATAGCTTGCCTGAATATGTGAACCCTTATGCCATTTGTCAGTTCCGCAAAGGTTTGGAAGGATAAACTTTTCGTTCAGGAGATATTGACTGTTGGTTTTCCAGCCCTCGAGGTTGAAACGGTTTTCGCTGTAGTGTTTAGTCGCGCGCTCAAACACTTCGAGCAATGCTTTATCCATGCGCTGTTCGGTGGTTGCGAAAACAATATCGAGCATACGGTAAATGTTTCGCATTGTGAAGGGGATCTGCTGGTTTTGTTCGACGAATTTATTAATCGATTCGGATAAACCCTGCGTTGTGTTTCTTGTCAGGTCCATTTTATTGAAAACAAAACGCCATGCACTTTTCTGAAGTTCTTTTTTGAACTCATTGCGAAGTTTTGGAATCCCGTTTTGCGTGCATTGAAAAGCAAGGTTATGGCCATAAAAGCTGCCCAGCATTTCGTTGAGTTTCAGCGCCGAGGTCAGCTGTTCATCGTAAATTTTAACGGCACCCACGTACCGGTTAACAATATCGCGGATAAAGTTATACGGCATGATTGCATTGGCTTGCTGTTCGGCAGGATCTTCCTCGAGGAAAAAGCCATCAAATTCGGTTTCGTAATTACCACCGGGTTTAATCAGTGTAATCATGGCCACTTCAACGTCGGTTTTGCGTTCGGCATTGCTGAAACATTCGCCCAGCTCAACCATGTTGCCATACTCATTGATAATAGTATTGAGTTCAGACCATGTGCCGTAAAAGCGATCACTTGCTGATTTTGATTTGCACAGCGAAACAATGCGGCAACCATCGGGGGCAATATTCCAGGCATGAAGAATGTGCCTTGAATCGCTTGAAAACGGGGGGTTCATGTAAATGGCATCGATATGGCTGACATGCTCAGCCTTAACCGTGAAAAAATCATTTGCCAGTAACCGGCATTTGTTGGCCAGTAATTTTGCAAAATCCTCGTCCTTTTCACAGGCGATCACTTCGGCAGCGCCATTATGCTGAAGCCAGGAAACAATGTTTCCACTTCCGGCCGAGGGTTCGAGAATTACTTTACCCGCGATGGTTTCGGAGGCCAGCATGGTTTCAATAACCTCTGGCGGGGTTGGATAAAAATCTTTGTCAAAGATTGATTTCATTGTATTTGATTTTCGGCAGGGTTAACGCTGACCGGCTGCCACTCAGCTTGAAAAATTTCCAATAATTGAGATAGTCCCTTATAGGGCTTTTCTTCTGATGATTTTCACTGCTGCATGAAACACAGCTGATTCAATACGTTCGCCAATAGCTTGCGAAAGCCTGGCTGCTGTTTCTTTGTAGGTTTCGCCTTCTTCCCTGGAGATAAGTACTGCATATTCGGCAGCAATGCGGGAAACACGCTCTTTGTTGATTCTGCTTGCTTCGTCGGCCACTTTAGCCCAAGCAAGTTTCTGATTTTCGCGGCCAGCTCTCACCATTTCTTTTTTGCGAAGAATAGATGTGGCCACTTCTTCCGATACCTCCCATTGTTCAGCCATGTGTTCAACAATAGCCTCAAATGCTTCCTCTTTTGAATCGAAGTATGAAGTATCGCGCTGATCGTCGGTTGAAAATTCATGCTCAAAAGTACGTTCAAAGATAAAATCATCGGCTTCTTCATGCGTTTCAAATGACATGATCATTTTTGGATACTGGCCACGAAAGCCCCAATCCCATACCTGATAGACAATCTCCGTGCCTTCGTAGCATTTCTTGCACTCAGGATCGAAAGTATCTTCCTCAATGGTATTCCAGCAGGAACATTCCTGCTCAACTTCCCGTGTATGCCATTTGCGTTCAACCCCGCGTGGTGATGTTGTTTCCTCGGCTGATTCCATTACAAAATCGAGCAGGTTTGTTTCCTCGATTTTAAGATCAAAGCTGATCAGCCGGCTTGAAAGATGAATGATTTTCCCATCCTTGCGGGTCATGGTGCGGGGTTCGTAAACCTCGTTTTCTTTTGCCAAAATATAAATTTTGGTTTCTTTTGCTTCTTTAGCTGTTGTTTTCATGTTTTTACGCCCCTGCCTGGGGTCTTTATTTAGCCGATGGCGTGGCTGGTTAAATGGTTTTTAAAAGGGTTAAAGTTATTAAAAAAATTTCCAATAATTAAAACGGTTCATTATAGGGTTTAAATTACCCGTAAATTACTTCTCCCATCACGATAAGCTGAAACAGGGAATCTGCTTCGGTGGCATCGGATCCTCCATCAAGCATATTGTCGGTTAAATAGAGTTTCAGTCCACGTTCAATGTTTTCGCGGGATATTACGCCCAAAATGTTGGTTTCATCTTCAATGTCATAAACCGGGACTTCTTCGCCGTACTCAATAACTGCCCTGACAATTTTTTCGGAAAGCGAAAGCCCCTCAAAACCAATCTTTCTTACCATTTCAATATCGGGAAAATAATACCAGTAATTGCTTCCTCCTTCGAGGGCTGTTATCAGCATATCTTTAACGGCATCGATATTCACATTGATGGCGATTTGCCAGGGTTGGTTCCTGTGCTCGGAAGAGCAGTGATAATTTTTCTCAACCCATTCCACGAATTTCGATTGATTGGTGGTGGATAGGTCGTAAAACCATTTGATGATTTTCCCGGGAGTGCATGTTTCTGTATGCGGATGCAGCTTGCCAATCAAGTGCTGAGCCAGATTGGAATCATCATGCCATACTTCGGTAATGATATCGTCGAATGATTTCGGGAAATTCGACAGGAAATAGACGAAATTGATAACTGCGAGTGTTTTTGTTTCCATGTTTTTTTTTGTTTTAAAATTTTTCCAATAAATTTATTCAGCCCTTATAGAGCCAGTATTGTTTTGATTTCGTGATTACTCAGGCCGAGTTCGCGGAGATCGTCGATGCTTTGCTGCATGGTTATTTTTGCAGCCCGAACGCGATTGTTACGGCGGCGTTCGTTTGCTTCGTAAACGGTGGTTTCCCGCCGTTCATATTCATTCCATGCCCGGGTTAAAACGGGTTTCATGTTTCGGCTGTAATCACGGGAAGCCCAATCGTCGGCTTCTTTTTTCGCTTTTACATACTGCTTTACAGTTTTGGCGACTGCTTCGGCATAAGTGGCAGCCCAAACTTTGCAGAAACGCGATTTTTTATACATTTCCTCGCGTGACTCTCCGGCATCGGCAACCGGCTCCGGTGCGGGTTTCGGGTTGGGGTTGAACAGCGAATTGTAGTCGAATTCAAGGATGTAAAAATCCTTTTCCTTGCCGTTGAGCGTGACATTATCAGCCCACGTGAGGCCAATAGAGTAATTGTTGTCGAGCCTTTTAATCAGGAATTGACCTTTCGAGTCTTTAATTACCTGATAACCGGCGTTACTCCAGCACACGGTTTGACCGTTTTCGACTGCTGTAATAATTTCGTTTAGGTTCATGGTTTTAAATTTATCGGCAGGGTTAACGCTGACCAGCTGCCGCTCAGCTTTAAAATTACGCAGGGGTAATAATGTGTGAAAGGACAGGTTTAAAGAAATATCCGGATGTTACTTACTTCCTTTTTCATTTGTTTTTCAAAGGAAGTGCCCCTTCCTTCGTATTGTGTGCTTTCGTTTTGCAGAACAGCCATAACAATACACTTTGGCAAAATCATGGAGTTATGGTTTTCGTCCCAGCTATCAATATCAATTGCACCTGAATTTAGTGCTTTATCAATCTTTTGCAGCATATCTTCATGGGATTCATTCAGCATTTTAATAGCCAAAGATTTGATCGCGGCTTTTTTACTTTCGTTTTTCATTGGTTTGAATGTATTTCGGCAGGGTTAACGGAGGCCAGCTGCTACTCTCCTGAGATTTTTCCAGTTATGGAACTAAGCCCTTATGCTTTTTATCCTGCTGATGGAATTATTTACCCAATCATTAATCCTGATTTCATCGAAGGATTCAGGAAAGGGATAATCTTTCTGCATTGTATTATTATCAAAACAATCGCAAAGGTTTGACCATGCAGCATGAAAGGCAAGCAATGATTCAACCTTTTGTCGTTGGTTATTGTCAGTACTAACCAACGATAAGTGTTCATTCCCATTCTCTATGTCAGTCATACATGAATAGACTCCAACCTGTTCGGGAGTAATCCATATTACTGTACCATTTTCGAGAATAACAAAGTTATGTGTTTCACCACCGCCTGCTATTTCTGAATAAGTTTCTCTGATGTTTGTGTTCATTTCGATTAAGATTTTCGGCAGGGTTAACGCTGGCCGGCTGCCACTCAGCTTTGAAAAATTTTCCAATTTTTAAATCTGATCTCTATAGGGATCATTTAACGCATCGTTGACATCTTCCCAACATGCGAGATACCATTCCTGAGCATCTTCGCCCGAGAACCATGCGGGAGTAAAGCCCTTGATTCCGTGGGCTTCGTGAAATTCGCCGCTGATCTCGAAAGGTTCAGCAATGCCATGTTCGTCGAACTTGATGTCAAGCGATATTCCATACCCGTAAGGGTCGGGCAGGTGCTCAAACACCTGTTTCATCAGGGCATCAACTTTCGGGGCTTCTTCATCGGTAAAAAGCCGGTTGTTTCCTATGGTAATTACATCAGCAGCCGGATCGTCGGGGTGATATAGTTCACCATTTTTTGCTAACTGAGCGAGAAACCTTTTGGCTTCTGCCTCTGAATTGATACTTTCGGGGAGGGTTGTTTTCATACATAGAATTTGTTAATTGACCAATAAAGTTTTTCGCTGATCTGTTTTGCCTTATATAACGGGCAAAACTTTGCACCGGCCTCAAACTGTGACGGGGTGAGGGGTGTTTTGTATTCGTTTTCGCCATTCAACCAGGCGTTGAATTGCCCGAGAAGCGAAACGATGAAAGGGGATTTTTGATTTTGTGCCCAACCATACCAAAATTTTAAACGATCGGATAAATCTGAAAATCTGATAAACGCATCTTTGCTTAGGCTGAGCACACATTTTCCGGCCAATGCAACCGAAAATTTGAGTGCAACTTCGTGCCGGAGGTAATCTGCCTCATTCATCCATTCGGGCAGAATTTCGGTGCGCTGCTTATACATAGGCACATCGATAGACTGATCGAAGTCGTGAGAAACAAACTTTTTGGTAAGCTGTTTCAGGTCGCCGGTAAAGTTCTCAGCGAAGCATAAAGCACCGTAAGTGCCTTGATTTTCGCCATCGGCGTGATAGATGATAACTTGCTTTTTCATGTTATTTAGGATTAACTGCCTCTTCTTCCATGTGATAATTGGCAGATCTGTTTTGCGTTTGGTTGATGTGCTGCATATTATACACATCATCACTGAGAAGCTTGCCTTCTGTGCTTGCTTTTGCGTGTCGTTTGGCAAATGCAATGGCTTTTCCTTTCGAGGTAAACAGCCCCAAAATAGCCATGCTTGCGTATTCATGCCACGCATTACATGAATAAAGGATTGTTGTTTTTTTCACTTTTATTGGGTATTAAAGGCAGGGTTAACGGAGGCCGGCTGCCACTCTCCTGATTGGGTTAAGGAATAACCTTGCTTTTCTTGTTATCGATTAAGCAGAAATACACACCTTTTTGGTTGATTTTTGCTTTTGCTATTTTGTAAAGCAGGTTTTTATTTTTCAGCGTTTCAAGTTTGATGATTTTCATGGCTGTAAAATTTTTCCAATTATTTTATTCAGCCATTATAGCAGTTAAGTTGTTGGCAAAATCCCACAGTTCGTCGGTATGCTTTACCCACCACACTTTCGAGAAACGTGACCAGCGAAACCCTGTCATTTTCAGCAATTCGATGATGGTATCATCCGGTTTGGATGAAAAGGAAATTTCAATGCCGTTTTTCTCTTCGTTTTTACGCACTACAATGCCGGCGTTATCGATGGGTTCAGCGTGCATGGGTTCGGTTTCGTCCGGTTGCTCCGTGATGGCTTTCCATTTGTGATTTTCCTGATCACGAACGATAGAAAAGGGGGTTGATGGGATTTCGAGTTGATAGAAAATACGATTCAACTCTTCCCGCTCTGTACCAAATTCGTTTGTTTTGTGATTTTCTTTGACAAGCGCCGCTATAATAGCCTCGGTTTCGTCAGACATTGAGCGATCTTCAAACACATAATTGCATCCGCCGAAAACTTCGTTGAAAAGATCGGGGCTGTAGTCACGGAAATCGCCTGACGAATCGGTAACGTGATCTTCATACTTTGAAGAGATCTCCTTCACCTGGTTTTTAGTTGGCCCGTCCGTCCAGCGAATATCACAGGAAGAATACGAACTTGTGATGCTGAATTTTACTTCCGGAAAAAGGCGTTTCAATTCAATGCGAAGATTCACGGCCACATGCTTTCCACCGCCTGAATTTCGGGAAGGTTTCTGCAAATACGGGTAACTTTGCTCAATCTCAGCGATCTGAGCATCGCGCTCAGCTTTGGCAGCGGCTTCACGGGCAGGGCGGGCATCCTCGTCGGCCTGAGCCTTGGCAAGTGCTTTTTCGAGTAATTCGGCAGCAAATTCAGGAGAAACAACATCGCCCTTTTTGTAGTATTTCCCAATGCCGGACTTGTGCTCAATATCACGCAGGTATGACAAGCTATCATGCGTAATTTGAAGATTGGTTTCGTTTACGGTGTAATAGTCAAACTCGTCCAGTTTGTAAATAATTAATCGTTTATCATAACTTACGTTCTGACCGGAATCATTCATGAAAACAACCTGCCCAACCTCGATTTTATACGCTTCGTCCTTTGATGGGAGTTCGTCGGTATTGGCCTGAAACTTTGCCAAAGCAGCCATATGCAGGGCTTTTACCTTTGCCTCTGTGGCTATTGCTTTTTCAGAACCGAGTTCGATGGTTTTTTCCATATCGCTCATTGAGAACGAAACGCAATACATAGAGCCTGATGTTCCGGCATCGTTTACCTTCATGGCATAAGACCTTATGCCACCCCTGCCTTTAGAGGTTATTATCTCATAGCAATACCCTTTTATTTTGATAAGGGTTTCGCCCATCCACTCACCATGGCTGCGGGTAATTCGGGTTTTTGGTTCTTCGGTAATGAATTTTGATTTTTCCATTGGTTTGAAATTTTTCGGCAGGGTTAACTGAGGCCAGCTGCTACTCTCGGTTAAAATTTTCCAATTCTGAGATTAAACCCTTATAGAGTTTATAATTCGTTAAAGAAAAAGTTGAAATACTCTTTGTTGTGCTCCTGATTATTCAGGTAATTACACATTTGCTTTTTTAACGCCTTTGGCATAGCTTTGAATTGCTCCCTTGCCTGAGCTCTTTGCCCGTTGATTACAGATTCGACACACATATCGAAGTACTGTTCTACTGTTTTAAATCCGTAAAATTTTAAAAGCTTTTTCATTGGTTTGAAATTTTTCGGCAGGGTTAACTGAGGCCAGCTGCTACTCTCGGTTAAAATTTTCCAATATTTGAGATAGTCCCTTATAGGGTTTAAGCCACTTCCAATTCGAGGACTTTCTTTATTTTCCGTATATTTTTTTTCACGGTTTTGATTATTTCGTCATGGTATTCCGTTGGCTGATTAAACTTTCCACGGGATTGCCTGATGTCGAAACTTTCGAGGTTAACTTCAATGGTTTCGAGCCTTTGTTCGCCTTTCTTTGCGCTAAGGATAAGGCTTTCGGGTTTTGCGTAATATTTGTTTTCAAATACGCAATGGTGTAACACATCGCCCTCGATCTGAAATTCCTGCACACTTTTAAGCGGGGTAATTTCGATATCCTTGCTTTTGATAAGCAGGTCGAAGAATTTTTCTTTTTCCTGTTGAAATTGTGCTTCGGCTTCCCTGATCTTTTTCGCATTTTCCTCAGCCGTTTGTTTACGACGAAATTCAGCCCGTTTTTTTGCCCAATAATCATGAGCCTGTTGCAGGTTTTCGGGGCATACATACTTCGGGTTGCGTGTATCTTTGCCGAAAACAGTGAGATTATCAACCATATCCTGCCAATTGGTTACGTCAGAAACGATGTAATTATTCCGGATGCAGATTTTAACGGTTGGCCAGTATTTATCAAGATTAAAACCTTTCACCAAATAATAGCCCAAAAGGTTCATCTGCTTTGCTTTCAGCAGGGTTTCGGCTCTGCAATCCGTAATAATAGCCGGAAACAAATCAGAAAAGCTGATCGGGTGGCAGTCTTTTTCAAACCCGTTGCGCTTGATAATATCGATTACTTTTTGCCTCGGGTAAACGAACGGGAACAGGCGGTAACGCTGATGGAAATTCCGTATTTCCATTTCTGAGTTAAATGACCATAAATCGTAATAAAAGTAACTCATGCCGGTACGTTTGGCGATGATGGTTTCTTTGCCATTGCTGTCGTACCACAACTGAACCACTTCGCTCCAAAAGTATTGGGCTTTTTTACCCACCTTGCAACTTTTTTCCACCCAAAAATATCTAACCACCTGATAGCCGTTTGATACGGTAAGAATTGCAGCATATTCTTTTCCGCTACAGGTTCGCGCTTTAGTACCGAGCAGTTCAAATGCTGAGCCACATTCGGGGCAGGTGTTTTCTTCGCCCTTATTAGGCCAGCGATGGCCGCACTCAAAACAAACGTACTCTTTTTTGGTGCGATAGCCCCAATTCGGGAAGCAGTTCTTAAACGCCCACGCCTTTTGCACTGCCGTGATTTTTGGCAGCTTTTTGCTCAGGCTGAGGATCTTTTCCTGTGTTTTATTTTTCGGCTTCATTTCAGGCAGTTTTAGAAAAGTGATAACTGGCTTTTGCTGTGGGATTGCTCCGGTTCGTCGGTTTCATCCGTTTCATCGGCCTCCGGTTCGGTTTCGTCGGGTTCATCGGTTTCATCGGTTTCATCGGTTTCCGTTTCCGTTTCGGGTTCAACCTCGACAACAGCCTCGGGAGCATGAATTACTTCACAGTTAACCGGTTGGCCAACCTCGAGGTTATCTTCGTCAAAGTAATGCACCGCCATGCCGTACACTTCGGCATCGGTAAAGGCATTGCAGCCGCTTTTCTTCACCTGATTGAGAATATAGGTTACACAGTCGTCAATGTTTTTCCCCTCTTTGCCCAGGGAAATAGCGAATTGATCATCACGAACGGCTCGCATGGCAATGTATTCGGTGATAACGTTTGTAAAACTTTCGGTAGCTTTCATTGGTTTGATATTTCGGCAGGGTTAACTGAGGCCAGCTGCCACTCTCAGTGAAAATTTTCCAATATTTAATCAAAGCCCTTATAGCAGTCTTACCAACTGAAAGGCCAGGTAAATTATCGCGATTGCGATAACCGCGGGGGTAATTAAACCCATGGCTGTGTTGCAGATTTTAATTGCTTTTTTCATGGCTGAGGAAGTTGTAAAATTTATTTTCGTTTTCAACATCGAGCATCCGGACGAAAGTGGTAATCGACCGGTTGCTTTTTAGGGTAAACTTATTCCATAAGTGAGCGGCCAAATCATTCCCGAATATTTTAGAGAATAAATCCGGTGTTGCTGTGCTCTCAAATGAAAGTAGTTTTTGGATTTCAGTTTTCATTTTTATCCTCCCGTAATTTAGCTGCATAATACAGCGAATCAGGTTTCGAGAATCCGGCTTCCACGTAAGCGATAACCCATGCTTTATTTTCGGGATATCCCTGTTTTTGATAGTGAGTGGCGAGCCGGTTTGCTTTGTCAATTTTGACAAGCATGAAACAGCATATCACGATAACCAGCATGACTGCTTTCGCTATGATTTTTTCGGTTTTCATACTTCCGCCCCCTTATATTGCGTGATAACTGAGGCCGACGGTCTGCATGGCTTCATCAAGCTGAGCACGACGTTTCTTGGAAAACAAATAACCATCCCTGCGCTCAGTACCAACGAGGATTTTGCATTTACTTCCGTATTTGAGCAAAAATTCATCGGGCAGTAAATCGGTTAAGCCGACTACGCCAAATGCTTTTTCGGTAACGCTTTCAATTACCGTGAGTAATTCAGGAAGATCTTCCTGCTCCGGCTCCGGTTCGGTTTCATCCACGATAGCCTCGGGAATTTCTTCGGCTTCGGGTTCGGGTTTCGGCATTCTTGCGATAATAATTTCCCCGATTTTTCTTTCGGGCTGAATAGGGTTCTCAACTACTTCGGCCGGTGCTTCGGCCTCGGGTGAAATTTCCCCGTTTTCATTTTCGGGCTGAATAGTGGTTTCGGCAGGGGTTTCGGCAGGGGTTTCAGCTGCGATGATTTCGTCGAAACGGGCTTTCACCTCGCTTGCCAAAATAGTTACACCGCACTTTGATTTCAGGACATCAAGCCCGTGTAAATGCGATAATACTGAATGCCGGCTGCTTTTGTTGCCATCGCCTGAACAATTCATGATGATTTCGTTACTCCAATCCCGCTCGCTTTTGCGATACATAGCCAACCATTTCTCCAAAAGAGATTCAGCTTGTACGTTGGAACCCTTGCCGATTTTGCTACCAAATACCGGCTCTCCGATCGCTGCATCATCGATCATAAGCGGCATTAACAGCGTATTGCCGTTAATAATCATTGCCCTGTTTGAAGCCGACATTTCTATCGTAGTTGATTCGCTTGAAGTGTCGATGCCCTTTATCATATACGAGCCATTAAAAGCGATAGGGAAGTACTTTGCACCAAACAGTACGCACGGCAATTCTGTGCGATATTCTGTATTCAAATCCAAATCCTCGGATTCGATTACCAAGCGATCAGGATGGGCAATCATGAGAACATTTTGCGTTACCTTGTTTGCCGATTTCAGCGCGTTTTTAACAGCGGATACAAAATCCGAAGTTTTTACAATCAGGCTTGCCGGATTGTCGATCGGTATTACATTCCAATACTCAGGGTATCTACCCTCGATTAACCTGAAATTAATAATCTGTTTTTCAGAGATTATTTCCAAGCGAGGGTATTGCGAATTGTCAAAACTCACAACACCCGCTGCTATATTCGCAGCTGCAGCTTTCGGGATAATGACATTGCTGACCGTGGTCTGCTTATCTTTAAACCAGCGAAGCATATGGGCATCGGTAGCTGCAATTTGTTTTCCGCCTAAAAATACGCCTGACATTGCCGGCCGCAGATCATCATTTCCTGTGAAAGGCACAAGGCTTGCTACCTGAGCGGCCTCTTCCTCGCTAATTGTGTCGATGTAATCTTTGCAAGGAATAGCAAGCGGAAATTCATCAATATTGCCAATCAACGCAAATTTGCTTGCAGAGTTTCCTTTTTTTACGTGAAGAAACCCGTCACGGATTTCGGCGGAATCGTAACTGCCCACTTTGTTCAGGGATGTCAGGTCAATTACCCCTTCGCCCTTGATGTCCGTTTGCACGGAAAGACGAATTTCGAGGTTGTCACTGGTCGCCCATCCGTTTTGAATTAAGGCGGTTTGATCGATGATCGGCAGGGTGCTGCCTTTGGTAAGTTTCATCATTCGTTTGATGTCACTGTTTTTCATTTTGATATGGTTTTTTTGGCAGGGTTAACTGAGGCCGGCTGCCACTCTCGGTTGAAAATTTTCCAATATTTTAATTAAGCCCTTATAGGGTTAATCAATCCAAAAAGTTCCGCAGTCGAGGCACTTGTTTCCGCATGGGTAATTGTTTATATAAATCACGTTTCGGTGCCGGGTATATTTCATATCACATGGGGTGCATTTACCGGCTTTGAATGTGGCCTCATAAATGCGATCTCTTTCGAGAATAGCATTGAGGCTGCTTTTGGGCGCTTCGATCGCAATTTCGTCATGCTTAAACGAAAAGCAGGTATCATCGCACCAGTTCGAGAACATTCCGCAAACATCATAAGTGTAATTATAGCTGATGCTGCGTTCAAATTTCAGATTATCTCTATCGAAAGGAAGCTGAAATTCATGGCCGTTGATTTGGCAATTATCGCCGGAACCATTGCCTGTATTAATAATTGCGATATGTGCATTTTTGAAAATGACCACATTCATATCGTCTGAAATGTCGAGCAGATCATCAATTCCTGATGTAAAATATACGACCAACTGGCCGCCATAACTTGCCTGTTGCAGCATCATATCAATCGCACTATCGTGTATTGAATTTGTAATTGACAGCGCTTTTTTTATGATTATTCTATCAAGGCGATATGCAGCAGCACTTTGACCCCAACCATCAAATTCAAGCCCCGTATCGTAAAAGAAAATTTCGTCGCCGGTGTTTTTAATCAGCTGTTTAATGTCGAGATCAACGCTGATAAGATCACGTGCCCAATCTTTGAAATCATCCTCCCATTCGGTTTGTTCGCCAAGTTCGGCTTCAATTTGTTGCGCGAAGTATTCGAGCACTTCGGTAACTGCATCTCTTTCAAGACCGCAGATATGCTCGAGGTTGCAATCCCACAACTCATTCTCAACCTCCAATAATCCTTCCTTTGAGGAAATAATCTTTTCGATTTGCTCTTTGCCCAATTCCTCGCGATAATCCCAATAAACTTCCGGCTGATGTTTTTCGATGTAAGCGATGATCTCTGCTTTTAGGTTTTCTGAAAGGTTTTCCATTTTCGTAATTATTTCGGCAGGGGTAACGCTGGCCAGCTGCCACTCAGCTTGAAATTAATTACCAGATTTCAGTCCCGTTTGGTAGCCGGTCAACTTTAAGCCAGTTTTTAATCCATTGCTTTGCAGCGTTGAGGCTTGATTGACTTTCCGGAAAGTTATAACCGTAAAAATTGCCCTGAAGCCGGAACCACCTGTATTCTTTTCGTTTTGCCATTTTCGTAATTATTTCGGCAGGGGTAACTGAGGCCGGCTGCCACTCTCGGTTGAAAATTTTCCAATTATTTTAAATTCTCATTATAGGGATATTTCCCCACACCATAAGGAAATTGAACTTTTTGCAAAATGGGCACATGCGCATTCCAAACAACGCGGATAGTTTGCCCATTATAAAGCAACGAAATATCACCGGCTGAATAGAACGATCTTTGCACCAATCGTTTCCAATTGGCAATGAGTTCCTTTTTCGTTTTTATACGCCACCCAATGTAGCTGTTTCCATACCTGACAACGTATTTGTCGGGTAAACTGTCGCTATAAGCATTCCAAATTCTTTCCATTTTATTTCGTTTTAAGTGAAAATTTTCCAATATTTTGAAACGGCCTTTATAGAGATTATAATCTCGGCCTGACCTGTTCAACAAACCACCGGTTTTGCGGCCAATTCAACGGCATGTTATATTTTTCGGCGATCAGCTGATCGTACCTTTCGCTAAATCTTTCGTATTGTACCTCTCCGGCTCTTTTGCTTGAAATTCGTTGAACCAGTACAAGCTTTGTCCCGAAAAGTTTACGAAAGTTTCCGTCGGTTGTTTTCGGCAGCCTTGCGAAATTCCTTTCGCTGATAATGGTAACGCTCTCTTTCCCTTCGTAAGAAAGGTCGCTGAGCAAAACATGAAATTGTCGGTTGTTATACATCGCTTTAATTTTTAAACGTTTATAATTATCCTGGGCGCAATGTCCCAAAATTTACTTTCCGGTGTGTCGGCCGGTGCTGTGAATGATTTCCGGTATTCTTGTCCGGTATCTCTCTCGTAATAAGAGAAAACAGCCCATGCAACCTTTTTGCGGCGATCTTTGCTATCCCTGCGGGAATGATCGTATTTCTCGAGGGATTTTCGGATTAAGTGCGACATTTTTTAGCCCTCCATTGCGAAAAATACACGAACCTTTGCGGGAAAGTATTGCAGATTTTGTTCAGTGATTACCACTTTCCCTTTATATATCGCCATTGTGCTCTCGTAAATATATTCGAGCTGTCGATAATGAATACGCTCGATAGGGCTGTTGTGGTTTTTGGCAAGTTCCTCGAAAGATTTAGTTCCGGCAGCTGTAGCCCGCTGCATGGTTGCCACCTCTCTACGCAAAAATGAAATATTCATGATATAAATAATTTCGGCAGGGGTAACGGAGGCCGGCTGCCACTCTCCAAATTTTTTCCAATTTTTTTCAAAGCCCTTTATAGGGATTTAATAATCCATTCCTTACGGTCGTTTTCCTCACGTTCCTCACGGGCTTTTGTTTCGAGTTTTTCAACCGATAGCATTAAATTCCATACGAAAATTGAGCCCCGAAGTTCATCCATCATCTGCTGAACAGGTATCAAGCGCTTTTTAAACGATTGAATGAATTTATCTTTTGGCACCTCGGTTATTTTGCCATTATTCCCGATAAAGAACCGGTCATTTCCCAACACGCTCGAAAGTAAGCTAACAACCTCCAAGGTTACATCTTCGGCCTTAATTTCTCCGTTATATATCCACCGCAATCCCCTGCTTGTGAAAAATGATGTCGTTCTGCAAGCCAGTAAGCTTTTCAATGCTTTTTCAAGCTTTTCAACGCAAAATATATTGGTTCCGGTATCTCTCATGCCGTAATAGAATTCGCCGGTATAGCCAGCAAGTTCTTTCTTATCGTGATATGTAAAATCACGATGAAAATGTTTCAGGTAAGGGGTTACGATTGGCTGTAATTGCTCATGGTAAGGCTTTACTATCGGGTTTACATAACCCAAACCGCCGAGAGTTACCCCTTTCATGTAATACTTCGAGCGGGTAAAGTGGTTTCGCTCTGCAATGCTCATTACGATTTCGCAAATGTGTTTTCCATTCACCTTAACCTCGAATTTGCAATAATTCGTGGTTTTAATCGAAGAGGTAAATTGTTCGGGGTTGCCGTATTTTTTCAGCATTTTCTCCCGCAAATTCGTGTAATTAATAGCGTTCATGGTTTCAGGGTTTTAAGTTGATTAGCAATATTGTTGCGAAAAATACCATCGCGACAATTACAAACAATTTTTCGGCTGTTGACGGTTCAGTTTCCATTTTCGTAATTATTTTCGGCATTTGTGAAAATTTTCCAATTATTTTAAATTCGCTTAATAGTTATTCCCAATAAGCAATTTCAGACAACCGGTTCATGTTTTGCAAACCGGTGAAATGGTTGATAATTACCACGCTGAAAATGAAATTAGACGGGATATTAAGTACATTCGAGCAATAGCACTTGGCAACATTTACCGATTCAAACGCAGCCCCTTTTTCGATGTGATTATTCACATAATATGCAAGCCACGAAAGGGCTAAAAATTGCTGCGAGGTGAGATTTTTTTTGTAATCCATTTTCGTAATTATTATCGGCAGGGGTAACGGAGGCCGGCTGCCACTCTCCTTATTATTACGTATATATATAACCGGCTGTCGTTCAGCGGTTTACAAATGCAAAGTTAACACTAAATTTGCATATGTCAAGCATTTACAGAAATATTTTTTATTCAGCTGATTTTCAGTACTTTGCAAGGCTTAATATATATGTTACCGACATACTAAAAAATGCCACAATATAAGGAACGGGCGCGCACGAATGGATTATATAGTGCAGATACTTTTTGCTGCATACTGGATTATTTTTTACCCGAAAATTAATCACGGGAAAAATTATCCCGAAAATAGTTATTCACGTTTGAGTGATCGGCCAAAAATTTTCCAATTTTTTTAAAAGCCCTTTATAGTATTATTCAAACGCACGTGAACACACGTACACGTATAGCCAACAGCTTGATAATCAAGCAGTTGCAAACGGCCGTTTACCTGGTAAGGGGGTAAAAATTGAGTAATTCAGGCAAACGATCAGGCAAACGATCAGGCAAACGATCAGGCAAACGATCAGGCCAACGATCAGGCCAACGATCAGGGAAACGATCAGGAAACGATCAGGAAACGATCAGGGAAACGATCAGGAAACGATCAGGCAAACGATCAGGCAAACGATCAGGCAAACGATCAGGGAAACGATCAGGGAAACGATCAGGCAAACGATCAGGGAAACGATCAGGGAAACGATCAGGCAAACGATCAGGCAAACGATCAGGAAACGATCAGGGAAACGATCAGGAAACGATCAGGGAAACGATCAGGCAAACGATCAGGGAAACGATCAGGGAAACGATCAGGGAAACGATCAGGGAAACGATCAGGCAAACGATCAGGGAAACGATCAGGCAAACGATCAGGCAAACGATCAGGGAAACGATCAGGAAACGATCAGGGAAACGATCAGGCAAACGATCAGGCAAACGATCAGGCAAACGATCAGGAAACGATCAGGGAAACGATCAGGGAAACGATCAGGCATAAAAAAAACCGGCCGCAAATTTGCGGCCGGTTTTAATACGGGAAAAAATAATTTTTTAGCTTAATGCCGCCTGAACATCGGGCAAATGTTTAACACTAAATATCCAGCCGGCTACCTTTTGGCCGTTTACGTTTAAAAACCCATTGAAGCGGCCGTTTAACGATTTTAAAACGTCCTTTATTGGCTTTGTGTCACCAATAACGGCAAAGCATTTTTCAGAATAGCTTATAATCTGAATTTCGGCGGGGGCTGCTGCTGCTTTTGCTTTTGGGGCTGCTGCTGCTTTTGGAAGTTGTTTTTTTACTTTTGGGGCTGCTGCTGCTTTTGGGGCTGCTGCTGCTTTTGGGGCTGCTGCTGCTTTTGGGGCTGCTGCTGCTTTTGGGGCTGCTGCTGCTTTTGGGGCTGCTGCTGCTGCTGCTGCTTTTGTTAGTACTGTAGTTGTTGTTGTCTTGTTTTCGTTAATTAATGCCATTATCATTGTAGCGGCATCTTTATCGCTGAGGTTCAGCGACTTAACGTAAGAAATTGTTTCATGTGTGTTCATAACGTATTGATTTTAAGTGTGTTAGGTTCGTGACCGGCAGAACCTCGAAGCCGTTTGAAAGGACAAAGATAATATACATTTGCTGCTTTTGTCAAGTGTTATTTTTTATCCGGCATATTATGTAATTGATTTTCAAGCTATTGACAAACGAAATTTAGAATCATTCTAAATAAGCCGTTCTATGTGTACCCGCCTGGGCGCGCGATATGTATCGCACATGCGAAACATATCGCACATGCGAAACATATCGCACATGCGAAACATATCGCGCACACGAATTAAATCACCCGCGCGAATCATTACGCGCGCGCGCGATCATTTCGCGAAGGTATTCGTATGTAGGTAGGCTGCATATATCACCGAACAAACCGCACACAAACACACCATTCCATTAGGGCAAGCGCGGGATCAATCAACACATAAACAGATCAAAAACGGTGGTTTTACGAGGGCTTACGGCCATATGCGTTTGAGCATGTGCGGTTTAAGCCCGGCTACATATGCAGGTAGAATGGATGGGATTTTGCCTTAAAAGCGAGGGTCAACGAAGGTGCTTTGGCGATGCAGGCGCGAGCCGTATTTTGTCCAGATGCGCTTGTCAACGGCATCGCCGAAGTGCGTAGCTTCTTCGGGGAGGACTGATTTGCGCTGCTCCGAACGCTTGTCTTTTTCGAACTTGCCGTTTGTTTCGCGCAAGCCCGTGTTTGTCATGCTTATGAGCGTGTATTTACAGTTTTTGCCATTGAAAATGACCTTTGGGAAACCACTGTTTTCGCCTTTGAGTATGTTGAGCCAAAGCAGATATTTTTCGTGCTGAGGCGGTTCCATGCCCTTATGCACCTGCTGGCGAACTACCCATTTGTTTCGTATAAAACGATCTATGGCTTGTTCGTTGTAGGGTTTTGAGTTTTTGGCATTGGGCTGGCGGTGATCTCCGTACCTGTCGCGGAAGTAAATGACTTCTTTTTTGATGTGATTTTCGTAGTATTGGCAGAAATCATCAACCAGGTCGTCGATCATAACGCCGGAAGATTCGTCGGGTTTGACGTAAAATTCGTTTATGACACAATCCACGGGTTCAACCATGTTGTTTACGAAGTTGAAGTTCCGCTCCTGGCCAACGGAGAAGAGGCTGATCTTCGCGCCCCAATCGGGGCATACCTCGAGGGGTGCATTGGGATTGCAATCGAGATCCATTTGGGAATTGTGTTTCCCGAGTTTTTCGAAATCGTAATTTGAGTTTAAGGCCAGTGATTGAATAAACGCGTCGTTGGTTGCGCTGTAGTACACATGGCGGGTGTTGTCGATGTGGTAGTAACAGTTTTCGACGCGATCGATAACCCAGTTGAGAATTTCGATAAGGAAAGTGAGCAGGGCTTGTTTATCGTATTCACGGACGATGTAGCTCATTCCAAGGTTTTCGATGTTGTCGAACGCATTGGCCAGGGTAAAGAGAACGCCGCTTTTGGAAGTGAACGGAGTAATTTTCTGCTTCAGGCGGATGATTTCGTTCCAAAGGGATTTGAAGAAAGCGCGGTCGCTGTTTTTGTAGGCTGAAATAAGGTCGAGCTGAAGTTTAACAATGCGGTTCCATATCTCGAAAAGCCTGATTCCGGCTTCTTCTTCGTAGTAATCGGCATATTGAAGGAGCCATTTTTGTTCGGGCATGAAGGGCATTGAACTGACGTACCTGAAGCCGTGGTGCTGTTTGATGGGGTTTTTACACCTGATGCCGAAATGTTCCTCGTTGCCACGGTTTGTGGGCGATGTTTCCTGATCGTATCGCTCTTTGTTGATGGTGAGGGCTTCGTCAACGATTTCGCGGTCAACGTTGGGTCCTCTGGAGCTTCCGATCCTTTCCTGGGAAAGCATGAGGAACCCGGTGCCATTGCTGAACGAAATGAAGTTTTCGTATTTAAGCACAGGCTCGAGAGGGGTAATGAAGCTTCGCGGTGGTTTTTGGCCGATCACGTAATGTCCTCCGACACCGGGTTCGTACTTTTTATAGCCAATTTGTTCGAGAAACTTAAAGGTAGATGGGAGTGTACGTGTGAGCAGCTGGCCGTATGTTTGTCCGGTAATTGAACAAATAGACCGTGGCATTTCGCGCGAAACTTTGTTCATTTCCCAACCCACGATGAAGCTTTTCCCGGTACCACGCCCCCATATATCGACTTCGGATTTTGGGTTGTTGGCAATGGAGATCAGCTGAGGATTATTGAGTTTAATGAGTTCAGGAATCATGTTAAGTATTCATAATTTCCTCGGCCTGCACGTCGGTTATTTCGGCACCTGCAAACAGAATACGGTTAAGTTCCTGAAGCGTTGCATCGGGAAGGCTTTTGAGTTTTGAGAAGTCGAGTTTAACTTCCTGATTGTTTTGCTGAATGAGGATGTAGAACTCATGTTTTTCGGTGAGGCGCGGATCGTTTGGGTCGTCGGGTTTTTTGCCCAGGGCTTTAATGAGGTTGGCGTGCTCCATGGCAATAACGCGTTGCGCGTTGGGTTCGTTGTTGGTTTTTGCCCGGTCGATATTTTTGATGATGTCGTTAATGAGCCAGGTTTGCCAAAAGTCGAAATCGAAGCTGTGTATCGTGTTGAACAGTCGTTTGGCGATAGAAATATCGAGATAGGCACGCGACCGGCCTATCTCGGGATATTTGGCCATGTGCAGGGCGACCGCGTTTTTGGTAACGGGTGAGTTGTCGAGGACTCTGGCCGCTGAAAGGATACGGCTGAACATGACCTGTTGTTCGTGGTTAAGCGGCGATGCTTCGGGCGTAAGTATATGGGCTTTGATCAGCTCATAGTTTACTTCGTCGATTGGTGTACGTGGCATTTTGCTGAGTTTTTTAGGGAGTTATTACCACCAAAATATTCCGCCCCAAATGAGGACGAAAATAATGAGGATGGCGAGGGTGATTTGAGCAATAATGTTTCGGAAAGATTTATCGCCGCTGATTTTGTTAAAGATTTGAATAAGCAGCGCGGTGATTACAAATGTGAACGGAATCCATGACCAGTGTATCATTGTTTTTTTGGTTTTGGTTTTGTTTTGGTTGATTTTGGTTGTTTGGGTTTGGCAACAGGAGCCTCACCTTCAGGAGCCTGCTCAGGGAAAAGAATGCTCATATCGGGCTGGATTGAGCGTTCGTAGTAATCTTCTTTGGCATTGTAAAGCATTTCGATGCGAAGCGAATGCTGCTGAATGGATTCGGAAAGCAGTTTGCGTTTAAGGTTGTACGTGGGGTGGTTTTTCTGCGGAATGGCCTCACGTTCAGACGAAAGCTTGCTTCGTAACTTGAAAAGCTTCGCGTGCTCTTTGATGATTCGGGTGATAAATGCCGGCGTTGTTTTGTTTTTGTTGCTGACCTGTTTTGTTTTGATAGGAGCAGCCGGAGCCGATGGGATGGGGGGTTCAGGGGTTTTTGCCGGAACGGTTTTCTGTTCAGGTTCGGGGATCTTTGCTTTGGGATCTTCGACCGGAGGTTCGGGTTTGGTTTCGGTGGGAGTTACATTTGTAATTCCGGCCAGTTTTTTAAGTTCATACTCGAGCTTACCGGCATAGGTTTTTTCGCGGCCACGGAATATTCGTGACATCTGCGGGCGATAGGCGAACATGATCTCGATTCCTTCATCGTAATTTTTGGTTTTGAGCCATTCTTCTACGATTTGTTTGAGGGTGTGTGTCATAAAGTGTTGATGAATTGAGTGAGTTTGAAACGAAGTTTAACTTCAAGGGCAGGCGTTTTGTATTTTGTAAAAAGCCTGGTGATGTTGTGGTTATGAAAGTAGTTGTTAAAAATTTCGATCCCGAATAGATACTGCTGGCCATTGTGATACCATTTTGCAATGTCGGCGACTTTATCGCCATCAATATCGATGCTCTCGTAAATTGATCTCTCGGGAAACTGCGAGATCATCCAGTACTTAAAGCTGTTGTTGAGCGCTGCATCGTTGTAGCCGACAAATTGGGCGTTTTCTGTACGTTTGATAATATCGGCGAGGCTGTATGTTTTGTATAACGTAACCTTTTGATCGACCAGGTGATCGGCAGGCAGCGCGAGTACATTGCCGTAAATAGATCGAAAGGTGATTCCGATATCGTCGATAAAGTCGAACGCGCTCATAACTTCGGGAAACTTATATTTATTCATAAGCATGGGCGCATGGTAATCGTATTGCAGTGTAGGCAGCCCGGAGATCTGCAAGAGATCGAAAGTACGCCTGAGCCTGAACCTGTAGTGCTGAGTAACCCAAAAGCCTGACGGACGATCTTTCATATCGCCTTTGTGCATCCATGGAATCTGACTGGCAATCATTGGTTTGTTGATGATGAAATCGTCGTTCATAAAGAGGAAATCATCGGAGAGGTCTTTTTCCTGGCACGCCCTGAGAATTTTGAGGGTCATGTTGCCATCGGCGTTGATGCTTGAAAGTTCGTCGGGGTGATAGATGTGAATTACCTTATCGGACAAGAACCCGGGGTTTTCGCCGATGATGTAGATGTTCCTTACCCCTTTGAGGTTTTTTTGCACGGACCGGAGGGAAACCCTGAGTTCGTTGTTGTGCCAGGCAGAGCCGGAGCCAAGGATATAAACGAGGTCAATTCTGCGCTTCATAAGTTCTGTAATTGACGATAAAGCTTTTGCAATTTGGGGTTGAGCCTGATGTCGTTCTGTTCGTTTTCGGGAAAAATAAACCCGCGTTCGTCGAGTACACGATAATGCTTTCCGTATTTGAGGTCAAGCCCGTTTGCCCACGCCAGCTGACGTCTTTTGAGGTTTTCGATACGGTTTCGGATTGGTTTACCGGCATTCATTTCGAAGATGCAGCCACCTTTGTCGAAGTAATTCTTTTCGTTATCGATTAGGATTTTGTCGGGTTTAATGACAATTTCGTGGCTATACTTTGCAATGAAAGTGCGAATGCTGTTATCGCGATAAAACAGGTTTCTGCGGAAAGGATTAACCGGGGTATCCGGATTGAGGCGACTGTATTGGAGCAGCGTGTCGGGTTTTGTATGGTAGAAGGTGATTTGCTGCATTGATACCGAGTTATACCCTAAAATGTTAGCCAGGACTGTCATTTGGGGTATTGTTATTCTTTCGGTAACAAAGAACATATCCATGCCGGCATAAATGAACCATTTGGGTCTATCGATGTGAATTTGCAGGGTCATGGCCTCGAGCAGGGGTGTGAGGTGAAATGCGCCATCGGTATCGATAGAAATGTGCCTGATGTTGTTTTTTTCGAGGTATTCTTTGGTACCATCGGTGCTCATGTTGTCGATAACGAACATTTCGATTCGCTGCTGATTGCACCACTGGTGCTGAAGCGGCAGGAGGTTAATTTCGTTGTAAGCGAGGAAGTATGCAATCATGGCCGTAAAGCGTTATAAGTTGAAAGATACTGTTTGAGGTATAAAGGGTTTTTGGCTTTTGCAAAAACTCTTTCCATGAAAATACCATCGGCCTGATATAGATCGAGCCTCCACCGGGTATCTCCAATGAGGCTGAGATCCATAATGGCGTTTCCTGAGTCGATATGATTTACTTTGACGGTTCCGCCGATACGGTGGGAGCCATCGGTATTCTGCTGGTCGAAGTGGATGAAGTCGTTTTTAAGCCCGTTGATTGTTTTGTACAGATCGGGGTGCATGAGGGTATCATCGTCGAGGAAGTAAACGAAGTTTTTGTACTTTTTATCGGGCGGTGATTTGGTAATGAGGTCGAGTGCGAAATTACGCTGGCCGTTTCCTGACGAGCTTTTGTCTTTAAACCAATACGCTTCAGCGCTTTTGGGTATATTAACCAGGTCGGAAGGTTGTTTGTGGGCATCAATAACCACGATCCATCGGAACATGCGCCAGGGGATATTAATACTTTCGGCGATTTTAGCGAGGTTATTGAGCCTGGAGCAAGGAGTGATGATATTGATAAAGCTATGATATCCGAGGTGAGCGCGATAATTATAACCTTCGCCGAGCCTGCAGTAATGCAGCACATAAATTCCGCGCATAAGCAGAATGGGCAGGTTTTGTGCGTGCAGTGCTTTTCCGATTGCTGTATCGACGGCTTCGATGGTTTCGTGCCGGGTTCGGTGCAGCACATTATCGCGGATTTTTAACCAGGTATTTTTTTGGATAACCATGAGGTGCCCGGTGATGTTTCCGGATAAGGGTTTGACCTCGAATTTGAAATCGCGGGCATGGTTATCGGCCACTTTTTTATGAAACAATATATCGGCAGAGTTCTGATCACCATCTCTGGGGATAATGTAATGATAGTGGCAGCGGGAGGCATAGCAAGTGAACATGCCTGTATCGGGAAACTTATTGATGTACTCCTGAATGTGATGTCCGAAGTCGGCACGAAGGAAAGCGATGTCGCCATCCATAATGGCGAGCCAGTCGTTATCGTTTGGTAAACGGTTGAATTCCTGATCGTAAGCCAGTGCAAGTTTCTTATCGAAAGCGTAAGGCGTTGAGAAATAAAGCATATATAAATCAATTGGTTAAGCGAATGTAGTATGGACGTAAAAGAAAGAAAAGGACAGACGGAAAGGGCTAAAAACGCAACAAGCCCCGGTTAGGGGGCTTGCAGATCGGATAGTTGAGGGCAGGGTTTAATAGTAGGGAATAGACAAGAGATTGGTGAGGTGAGGCAGCTCGTTGATAGAACAACTATATACCCAGGCTCGAGGTGCATGTACATCGACTGTTTCGTTCAGGTAGTTCTGATTATAAGATAGCAAGAGCAATTTGTTATCCTTATCAGGGGGTTTAACAGCGACAAACAAAAACGCGGGTTGAGTTTCGCGGAAACTGAATACAGCTGCATAAACAGGCTCAATCGTTTGATCGGCCACAAGATTTGGTGCCTGACTTGTGAAAACAAAGTCGGTTGTCGAATCGAAGTCAATATCGACATTAACCTGAATTCCAGGCGGTGCTTTTCCCAGGTTTGAATACTCAACCTGATTGGCGACGGCGCAAGTTCCAACAAAAATGAGAATCATTGCTAAAAATCCGAACACTCTTTGCATGGTTTTTCTTTTTAGATTAATAAATGGGTGAATAAGTGAAGCAAATATATAGAGAGTAGTATGGATGTGAAAGGACAGATAACAGCGGGAAAAGATGAAGCCCCGCTGGGAGAGGCGGGGCTTCGGGCGCAAACTGAGAAACGGGATCCGGATTAAAGATGATTTGAGCGACGATTTTTTTTATTACCGCGGGGGCTTTTGATTTTATCAGTACCGGGAACGGTTTTTATTTTTTCTTCGATATATTCATCAGTGTTGGAGGCACTATCACAGGGATCATCAGTTTGCTTTTGGGTATCTTCCTGATCGTTTGAATTATCGGGAGCGACACCATAGAATTCGGTTAATCCGAGCGGGGTCGGTTGCAGATAGATGCAGTTATTTTCAAAGAGTTCTTTAACCAGCTGAAGGTCAAGATTTGGGTTAGCAAAGTCGATACGTCCATGTTTCGGGAAGATAACGGGACCCGGAACAATTCCGACGACTTTAAAATATTTCTGCCACATGGTTACAAGGATTATACTCCACTACCGCTTGAAGCGATTGTGAGGGGCACGGTTCCGGTGTAAGCGAGGATGTTGGAAGTTTTGTAAGTAAATTCCATACCTACACCCCTTCTGGCAGCGGTTTCTTTACCTGTACCTGCACCTTCGGCATCGCTTTCGAGGGTAGCGGGACGGATGGCATCACCGAGGAGGAACATCTGGCCGTTGTTATCGGGTACGATAAAGACCATGTTTTCGTTTTTGGTGGCGTTGCGGAAACCAAGGATTTTCTCGAGTAAGCCAGGGTGGAAAAGGCGGAGGTGCATCACGAAAGATTTACCATCTTTTTCGCCTACAGTTTCCATTTGAAGTTCACCGGTATCGTCGGTGATGTACATTTCAAACATTCTTTTGCCAGGCTTCATGGTAATATTTCCGGTTAAGGCTCCGAGTGCCTCGAGGTCAGCAGCTTCGGTAGTTGGTTTTGTCGGCCATGTTGCAACATCGGCATGAAGTCCGAAGTACAGCTTTTGAGCGATACCGCCCATGTTTTCGCCGTTGATAAGGTTTTTGTTTATGTCCTGAAAGTTCATGGTAGATTGATGTTAGGATTGTTTGAGTTTTTAATTTTGAGAACCGGGCGGTTTTCAGGCCGCCCGTTTTCCCGAGAGAATCAGATTATAAACTTCCAGATCCAGCCGGTCTGAGATTCGTCCAAACGGCAGCATCCATCCCGAAACCAATACCTTCCCACCAGTCAGCCATAAGGAAAACCGAACGTTTGGATTCCTCGATGTTGAATTTGGTTTTGTTTTCACCTTTTTTGGTAAGGTGAATAAGGTTGGCTTTAGGGGTAGCAAAAATAACATCTGAGCCAGAAAGAGAAGGCAGGGGAACGATTTGTTGCGGGGTGAAGTCAATTGCACCAGTGATGCCTTTTTTAATATCACCTTCGCCGGCGAAAGAGTAGAACCCTTGCACCCTTTTATCGCGGTGGTAATATTTAGCCCATTTAGGTGACATATGAACGTTCATTGCAACATTCTGATAAATTTCGGAAATACCGTCAACGAAAAGTTCAACCTGATCGAAGATGGAATCTTTGTCAAGCGCACCGATGTTAACGGAGTTGATGGTTTCACCATTTACTCCCTGCTGAAGGAGATAGATAATACCATTCATAGAGTTACCGGTAATGCCGGCAGCATTTGGGGTGGGTTCAATAAACACACCGTTACCGTATTCTTTCAGCTCCATGTCGCGGTTGATGGCGGCAATGTAACCCTGTTCGGGATGCTCGATAAGGAATTTAACGATGGGCCAATCTTTGCGAGTGACTGAACCACTTGCAAGGAATCCAAGCCATGTGGCTTCGATGTCGTCGGGATCGATTTCTTCGTCGATCTTCATCTTGTAAAGACGAAGTTCGTTGGCGGTGAACGATGCAGGGTTTTTGGGAGTCCAACCTTTCTGGAAAGACTGCACGATGTTACCCATTACGAGTTTACCGAGTTTGAATACGGTATCGTCGGTTTTTACGGCAGTGCAAAAGCCCGGGGTAACAAGCCCCTGGGTAAGCATACCAAGAATCCGCGCTTTGTTTTGACCAGCCTGTTCGTAGTAGGCTCCGTATTCGGTGATGATGTCAGCGATGTTCATTTTGGAAGATTGTTTAGGTTAACGAGAAGAGTATCTGAGAGGTGAAAGAGAGATTTTTATTTTAGAGCAAATTGCTGATTGTGTGGCAGTTTGTCGATGGTATTCCAATCGACATCGTTGGAAGAAGTGTGGGGATCCTGAGTGCTCATGTTTCCGATAGGATTGTCGCCTGGTTTGCTGGCGATGATCTGCCTTATGGCAACGACTTTTTCGGAGAATGTGGCAGCTGCGGCAACAGATTCGTGGATTGCATCGATGGCAGTATTGTTTTCGGCCATTTCGGTATTAATCCGCTGAGCTTCGGTTCTTTCGGTTTCGACATTTTGCTGAGCGGTGGTGAGTTCGTTGGCGATTCTGGTGATTTCGGCATCGCGCAGGGCGATGGTGGAATTTGCAGTACCAAGGTCGTCGTTGGCGGTACCAAGGTCGGCCTGAGCCTGAGCGAGGTTGTCGGTAGCGATTTTCAGTTCGTTGGTAAAGCGGAGGATTTCGGTATTGTGGAAATTTCCTTTGTCGTTGATGGTTTGCAGTTGCTCGAGGGATAAGAATACACCATCGGCAGAGCTTTCAATGCCTTCAAAGCCAAGAAGATCATTGATAAAATTAAAATTTGTGTTCATAACGGGAGGAGATTTTTGTACGGGGTTGGATTGATTTTTACGAGTTGGTGAGGGAAGTCCACAAGCAGTAATCATGGCAACCCTTGATAAATCATTTAAGAAGTTGGTTTGAGAACCTGACATGGTTTTGATTTCGTGGACGAAGCCCCATTCGAGGGCTTCATCGGCGGTAAGCCATGTACTTTGTTTCATAAGGTCGAGTAAATCTTTGATAGGTTTACCGGTAGCGCCAGCATAAATTTTGGCTATCTGCAGGGTCATTTTGGCATTTTCGTTTTTTTCTTTTTCGAGGCGCTGTATAAGCGCATCGATATCATCTTCGTTCATGTAACCGAACTCGTCGATCCATGACATTGCTTTGTGAACGAGGAAAAAAGCGTTGGAGGATATTACACGTTTTTTCGCACCCATAGGAAATATGGTAGCGGCAGAAGCGCTGAAGCCGCTAAAAAACACAGACACATTTCCGTGTAATGCGAATTTATCGAGCATCGCGAGTGCATCGTCGAGTTTACCACCGAGCGAGCTGACGGTACAATCGACTTCATCACCATCGTGACCATCGAGCATCTGGTTGAGCCACTGTTTAGAGTAGCCCCAGGATCCTATGAATCCATCTATATTGAGCGATAATTTAGCCATTGCTGTAAATTTTCAGCAAATAACGCATAAGGTTAATAATATAAAAAGGACAAAAAGCGCTATAAATCAGCTGAATCAGAACGATTGAGCAATGTTGGGCATAGATTTATAGGGCAATTCACCAACAAACATAATGTCGTAACCCGGTTTGTCGGTATTGAAGTCGCCGGTGAAAGAGAGTGCGTTTTCTTTATCACCAAGACGAATCCATGTGTTTTCGTCGGTTAACAAGAGGAGAACCACGTTGGGCACCGAGATTTCGCTGAGGGCTGAATCGTTGTTGTTGTTGTAGCCCTGAAGCCTTGCAGAAACGGTGTGTTCGTAGAATTTACCGTTTTCGTTTTCGATATGCCTGGCTTCATGATTGATAGAATCTATTGAACACTGAATAAGGTACACATTGTTATTTGAAATAACATTGACCTGATTGCTTTCGATAGAAACGATGTTTGATGTCGGGATTACGATTAATTTAACGTAACCGGGCAACAGTTCCGAGTTTTTAGTTATTGTTTTCATTTGCTAATATATGTGGTGTTTCAATTGTCCCTAATTCATACAGGTGTCCCAAAGATTTTTTCTCTAATTCGACCCTGATAATATCAATAATTTTGAGTCTTGAAATATCGGCGTTGCGAAAATAGTCTTTTTTTATTGAATCGAAAGACCAAATATCTTCGGAAAAGCCAAATTTTTCCTGAAAGGTTCTTATTGCCTGATTCTGAAGCATAACAGAATCGTAAACAGCGACCATTGATCTCATAAAGAATTTTGCTTTTGCTTCGACTTCGCGGTGAAAAGCGCGTGCATCGGTGGTCGTAATTTCCCAGCCATAGCGATAGAAGTCGTCCTCAGAGATAATAATATCGACTTTATCTTTATAAAGCCAAACGGGCACCGGTCTTGATTTTCGTCGGTTTGATTTACGTTGCAATCTTCGGCGAAGATTGTTGTAGAGTTCCTGGTTCTTTTTGAGATCGACGGGAGATCCGTAATTGAGTTCGAGGAATCGTTTAACGTAAGACTTGCAAGTGATAGATAAGATCATTTTTTTTGAGTTGAGTGTTAAGTCAAAAAGATGGATAAGTTCATGGCAGAGCAGGATCAGGAGGTTTTATGAGTTTAGATTTTTTGAATATCCGAATGAGGCTATTCATTTCCATTTGGTTTTTATTTCCGTTGCTTAGGTTTTTGACGGTGTGAATAACATCGTGCGGACCGGGACCGGTGGAATCGGAAGCTACAATACTGTAGCAAACGCCATCGACTTCGAATTCGTTCTGACCTAACTCAAAAGAGAATATGGCCATATCGTTGCGGATCGTCATAACCATCATGGCTCAGATGCGATTTGGATTGATACGGAGGTAAAGCCACTGAATATTATACCTGCGGCTTGCCGTGAGCTTGCTTTGCTTGTTTTCGATAAGGGAGAAGTGATCGCTGAGCTGCTGATAGGATTTAATGCCGATTTCGCTGGTGATAATTTTCTGACGACCCATTGCAGTGAGTTCTCTGAACCTTTTTTCGAATTTTTCGGTACCGGTTGATTTTTTCTTTTTGGCCATGGATTCAATTTTTAAGGGGTTAAACGGAGGTGTAATTCACAAAAAAAATAAATATTCACAGGGTTGAGGCTATAAATGCCACCTACAATCAACTACACTCAACTACAAGCATTAAAGTGCTAATAAACAGACGACTAACGGAACTACAAAGGACATAAAAGTGTAGCTATTGTAGTTATTTGTAGTTTTTAAGTTAATTTGTAGTTGAGTGTAGTTGCTTGTAGTTTTGGGCAATGTGGTTGTAGTTTTCATAAGTAGCTGATTTTGTGTTTTTATGGGTTTGTAGTTGAGTGTAGTTGAGTGTAGCTGGGGTTTTTTACTTTAAAAAGGTGGTATAATTTCACCGCTTTTGTTAAACAGGTCATTTTGAGGCTGTTGAGTTGTGCCGGGTAAATTCTGGTTATTTTCGTCGTCAACCTGAGTGGTTATTACATTTATGCCATAATTTTTGACGATGTTTTCGTAATGGAAGGCGTGAGCTGTTGTAATCTGCCTTTTTACTTTACCGCTCATATCGAAGTCGGAGCTTTCGCCTTCTTTCATGATAAACGGGCATGATAATTTTTTGCCGAGGTATTCTTTTGAGTTCATAAGGTAGAACTCGAGGGTTTTGATGGGCAGCACAAAATCGCGGGTAGATGCACCATGCTTACGATACTTCTGAAATATGCGTGTGTGGTTGAGGTAGATTACATCGGCCGGAGGGGTAAAGTCGTAGTTTCGTTCACCGATGTTAACTTTGGTTTCGGTTTTAACGAGGAAGTCCACTTTTTCGAGCAGTTCTCTTTCTTTGACGAGGAAGTTAAATATTTCCCAGAAATTGGCTACATCGTTTGTTTTTTTGGTTTCGGAGTTCTGCCTGAGAATAAGAGGCACTGTCATTTCGAGCAGGGATTTGAAGGAGAAATTCACGGGCACTTTATCAGCAAGTGTATGGAAAGCGGCGAGAATAATCGCCCAATTGCGGAAGATACGATCTTCGATCACCTGGTCGTCGAGCAAGCTGTTGATTTGTGTACAAACGAAGTCGTAGCTTTCGAAAAATGTATTTAGGAAGTGTTCGCGATGTGAAAGCACCTGATGTGTAAGGTGTGTAACGCCGGCATTGAGAATAACCTTCAGGTCGTTGAAGTTTGTTTTTTCGGTGTCGGAGTATTCGGTTTGGTTGAATGTTAGAAATATAAGCCTTGAAAACAGCGCAATGTCGGCGGTGGGCATTTCCTGACCGGTAAGCATTAAACCTATGTCAACATTGGTGGTTTCTTTTTTCTTGTCTTTTTCCATGTTCATGCGTGTACGTCCGGTGCCATCCCAAATGCCTTTGAGGAATTCTATTTTTTCGAACTCGACATTGTTTTTGTATTCGTCGATGTGGCAAAGTGCATTGGCGTGCTGAGCCACGTGATCGGCGAGGGCAGCTTTTGACGTATTGTTGATGTTTGGTCCTTTTTGGAGTTTACCAAAGAAGTGCAGCATAGAAATTGCCATTTCGGTTTTTCCGGCACCTTTTGGACCGAAGAGGTTTAGCACGGGGAAGAATCCGAAACGGTTGGCAATAATATCGCGGTAGCATGTGGCAAGGAAGAAACAATATGCTATGCGTGCATTCTGGCCGAAAACGGTTTCGAGTTTAAAAACCACTTCAGCCATGGATATTTGCCCTGGCATGTGAATAAATTTTCGTTCGGCCACAAAAAGAGAATCTTCGCGTTCGTAAATTTTGGAGAAAGCGGGAATGTAGTAGTTGGTGTCGTGATGTCTGACGATTCCGAATTCGTTTACTTTAGAGAACTGGCCGTTGTAAATTCCGTTTCCCCACGCCCAAAAACCGTGCTTTTGCCAACCGAGTTGTTTGATTTCGGTGCAGGTTTCTGTTTTTTCGTAGATGTATCTTTTGAGTTTATTGAGTTCAATTTCGGAAGCCTCCCACAGGAAGTTGCCAAGCGATTCGACCCGGAGCCTGAACGACTGCATACTGACGAGATCCTTTTGCATGAATTCAATGATCTGAGAATATCCGAATTCATTTTTTATTTCGAACAAGCGTTTTGAATCGATTACGGATTGAACGTGAAACAGTGGTTTCATGGTGAAGTTTGAGCCTCTGACAACCCCGTTTTTGGTATTGAAGAAGTACTGATTATCATCTTCGTAGAATCCAAATTTTTCGAAATCATCGGCTTTGACGAATTCGGGAATTTTGAACCGGTTATCTTCTTTTTTTTCGTCGGGAGCGTTTAGTTTATTGATTTGTTTGAGTTCGTCAGTCCAGGCTTTTTTTGGTTTGATGATTGCGCTTACCTGTTCGATATATAGTTCCTGAGTGCTGGATGAAAATTTGCCGATCAGATCGCTGACATAGGCAATGATCTGTTGTTTCTGATCGGGTTTGCTTGCCAGTGTGGCTTTGTTCTTACAGAACCACAGGATGTAATCGGAGATATTTTGTGCTTCGTATTCATAGAAATCGGTTTTGGCGAAGAAAGAATCGGGATCCTCTTTTTTCTCTTTCTCCTTAAACATGGGCAGGGTAATGACATTGACGAATAATCCTGCATTGATGAATTTGACTGCATGATTATCGACTGCGAGCATACCTGGCGCATCGCCATCGCCTATAATGGTAACACGGGTGCAGTACTTTGCGATAAAGGTTACATGCTGATCGGTTAGCCCGGTGCCGAGGGGTGCGATTGTGTTGATTGGGCCGACTTCCTGCATACGTATCACATCGGGGTTTCCTTCGACCAGATAGGCATGTTTGGTTTTGCGGATCTCGTTGATGGCGGTAGTGATTCCGTAAAAAGATTTGCTTTTGCTGTAAATTTCTGTTTCGCGTGAGTTGATGAATTTTGGTGTTTTGGGGTCTTTTTCGTGTGGTGTAACTCTTCCGGAGAAAGCGATAATGCTTCCGGATTCGTTGGTGATCGGGAACATGATACGGTTTCGGAAAGTGTCGAAGGTTTTATCATTTTTTTGCGAAACAAGCCCGACGGCCATGAGATCGGCGATATTATGTCCTTTGCTGATTGCGTAGTCGGAGAGCGCCTGCCAACTATCGGGCGCATATCCGATAGACCATTTAACGATGATGTCCTCGGAGAATCGTTCCTTTACATAAATGAGGGCATTTTCGTTTTCGGGAAGCCTGAGCTGATCGACAAAGAACTGCTGAGCCATTCTCATAATGGAGAAAAGCTTTTCGCGTTTGGCGTTTGCTTCGGGATCGTAAGGAATATCTGATTTCAGATCGATGGTAAGTGCATGGTCTTTTGCAATGGTTTTGCAGGCTTCGATAAAGTCGAAGTGTTTGTGCAGCATCACGAATTTAATTGCATCACCCCCGACGCCGCACCCGAAACATTTAAAGGTGTTTGTACGCGGAAACACGAACATTGAAGGTGTTTTCTCGTCGTGAATCGGGCAGCAACCTTTGTAATTAACGCCGGCTTTATTAAGGGTTATATACCGACTGATGATGTCGTAAATTGGTGTGTCGTGTATTTCGTCGGTTTTCATATTCGGGAGAGGTTATGGAAAGGGGTGTTGGCTTTAGCTTTTGTGGGACGAGGGGGACGGGTGTGGACGCTCATATAGCTTGTTGTTTGCTGCTGATGAACTGATTCAATGCTTTTACAACCGGTTCAATAATAATTCGTGCCCATTCGGGCGGGACTGCATTTCCAATGAGTTTGGTTTGCTGTTTGCGGGATAATCCAAGTTGTTTATTGGTAAAATAACCTTTTGGGAAGGTGCTGATCTGCGCCAGTTCTTCGGGATCGAGGAAACGCATTTTGATGTCGAAATCAATTTCGCCGTTCAGTATAGCGGTAATGAGTGCTTTGTTGGTTGGGCTTGTGGTGATTGTACCGAGGGGATATTCAAGGTTTTGGCTTTGTGATTGCTGGTTTCCTGAACTTGAAAAGTGAGCCGTAATGAATTGAATCTTTTCCTTAGTGGTAATTGAATTTAGAGGCTCGTCGATGGATTGGTTATTGCCCGTTGAAAAATGATGGCTGATAAGCTGAAACTTTTCTTCAGTACTTGTTGCTCCGAGCGGTTCTTCCAGGCTTTTTGCATTTGCACCGGGATTGCCGTTGCTGTTGTATTGTGCAGCAATAAACTGCTTTTCGATTGTAACCAGGTGTTTTGAATTTTCGGTGGTAATTGTATTTGCTGGTCCATCAAGATCGTGAGCTGTTGTTTCGCGGCCATAATAATCGCTGAGGAATTGAAGTTTTTCAACGGTAATAAGTTGTTTGGTTTCGCGTGTCAGGATTGGATTGAGGGGTTCGTCGGGGGTGTTGAAATTGTCGGTATAGCAATGATCGGTAACGAATTGTTTTTTATCAACAGTAACCAGAACATGCCGGTCTTTTGTGGTAATGGTATTTAAAGGAGCGTGGATTGTCTGAGCGTTTAATCCGCTTCCGTAATACTGAAAAATGAAGCAGAGTTCGGGTGCATATTTTTTTATACCTCCGGCAATTCGTTTGAGTGAATTAGGCACAAGCGGAACGCGCTTTCCTTTTCTGACATTAGGATTAAACTGCCTTCCGAAAATGCTTTCGCCCTCTTTTTCGAGATTGATAAATGATTTGCAGGCCACCCATTTTTTGAGTCCACCTTTACCGGTTTTGCTATGTGTTGGCTTTGGCCAATCGATTGGTAATCCTATTTCGACCTGAATAAAGAAAGCGAAGTATCTTACTCTTCGGGTAGGTATTCCGAAATCTGCGGCATTGCAAATCATTTCGTGGTATTCATACCCGAGGGCTTTGATTGCATTTTTCCATCGTTCGAATTCCTGCCCTTTTTTTGATTTATCGATTGTGCCATCGGGTTCAACGGGAGCCCAATCACGAAATTCCGGGACATTTTCAATCCCCACGGCCAAAGGCATACCGTGTTTGATATATCGCACAAGTTCCCAGCCGAGGGTATAAGAACCTATCTTTTTATTTTTCCCGCCATTGGCCCGTGAATGTTGTGTACATTCGATTGAAGCCCACATAAAATCGACCTTTTCGACTTCGTGTTCGTCCTGTTTGTAAATGTCGGCCCAAAAGTGTTTAATTCCTTTGTGGTTGAATAAATTGGTTCGGATAGCAAGTTTGTCGTGATTGAGCACATACTTAACCTTTAGACCAGGTATCTTGCTCATTGCTTCAGTAACTCCGCCACCACCGGCTAAAAAATCTCCCGCTGTTATCATAATTGATTTGGTTAATGCACGCGCTCAGACAGCGCGTGCATATGGATTGAATGAATGCTTAGAATTCTGCTTCCGGATCAGCTTCGTGGCCTGGCAGCTGAATTTTCATTTTGCTGACATACTCTTTTATGTCCCATGCCTGAATAGGAGCAACCCTGAGATTACGTGCCATTTCCCGTGCAAGATCTTCGGTGATTGGGTTGATGGCGTAGATTGCTGTAATGTTGACGATTCGGGTGAACTGAGCTGAAGATTCTGTTTCGGGAACGTCGATACGTACCATCGCGCCTCCGGCGATAGATTCTTCGGTAACTAATCCGGCAATGCGTGTGTGGCCAAACAATTCGACCAAAGCCCATGCTGAAAATTTATCGTTCATAAAGATGATTTTTAAGTGACCTTTCGGCCACGGTTAGAAAAATTGAATTATTGAGAATTAAATCCGGGATTACAGCTAAGGAATCTGGTTCCATTCCATACCATTGAGCAGTCGGTTGTGGATGCCTTTTTTGGCTTTTGAGAGAATGGCAACAGGATATTTACAGGTTTTCATGTCGCCTCCGCATTTTGGGATTGTGCCGTCGATGCTAACGAGTTTATCGCCGGGTTTTACCCACATTTTCTGCTGCCATTCGAGGAATCGGTTGAAGTATTTGAATTGTGGCACCCCGTTAGACATGTTGATCCATGAGGTATAATATGCACCCCAGCCTTTGAAGAAGAAAGGTTTATCGAACAGAACGCACTGCCGGCGGATATCTTCAACCCAATGCGGGTGCATGGGTGTGGCTTTGTTTCCGGTCATTCCTCCACAGATAACCCATTGTATGTTTGAGATATAGTTATAGAAGCGTGGGCTGATGAAGTCGAGCAGGAAATTGCGCCTGAGCAGGTGGGTGGTGGTGAGGTTGATGGGACCGGTGAGGGGTTCTATGCTGACGAAGCGAACGTGTGCCGGCACATTAATAAGAACGGGAATTCTATCGTCGGCATCGGCCTGGTTTGTGACAGTAACGCCGCACCATATGTTTTGCGGCAGTTTTTTGAGGTCGTTGGCACTTAGCCATGTTTCGATGTAATTGAGCATGGTGTCGGCCTGCTGAGTAAGCAGCATGAAGGTGTGTTCGCGGTGCGTATTCATAACCCTCATAACCGCGAAGAATTGAGCTATGGTGAAAGCGGGATCGAATAAATCGCCCATTGAACCGACGAAAACGCGTTTTGGTTTTCTCCATTTAGAGGGTTCGTTGATCACTTCGGGATGGAAAGTTGGTAAAAAACCGTTTCGATACTTTTCGCGAACTTTCGGATTTGGATTGTTTTTCATCCGGTTGGCGAAACTTTTTGCATAGCAATTCGGGCATGATTTAGAACAACCAGTAATAGGATTCCAAACTGTGGGTGCCCATTCGATTTTACTGTCTGACATTGTTTGAGGTTTTGAGGGTTAAAGGGATTATTGGAATGAATCTTTAAGGTTTGCGGTGGTTTTCATGTTTTGCGGTTTCCTCGTTGATTAACAGGGTTACAAAATTTTCGGATTCTAAGAGAATTTTGGTATTGTTGTATAATTCCCATGTAGGGTTAAGGTTGCCTGTGTACATGGGGATTGCGGAAAGCGTGTCGTGAATGGAAAGCAGGGCAACTTGTATGGAGTTACGGACAATTTCACTGGGGTATTCGGTGCCTGTTATAAAGCTACTGCCGACAAATCCGTAAACGAAAGGGCGGAATTTTTCAAAGAGTTCCCGGGCTTTGATTTCTTTTTTTGACATTTGGCAATGATCGTTCACAATGATTTCGAATGTTTTGTTTCCGATGGTAATAGGGCCGATGCCTGATTCCAAATGTTCTCTGACCTGGGCTAAGAGTTGGTCGAACTTATCGGGGTTTTTTGAAGCAACTTGTCTGGTTTGTGTTTCAACCTGTTGCCAGAATTGGGCTTGGGGGAATGGCTCAGGTTTTTTGATGATTGCAGTTTCGGCAGCTATGTATGACTCGGAGATCATGTATTTCTTTTTGTTTGGTTGTATGTGCATGGTGTCAATGCAATTGATACAAGTTTTCATTCCCATGTATGTACTGCTGCAATCGCACCCACATCTATGACATTTTATTGACCGATCTTGCGCCAGTTCCCTGTCTTGCGCCATTTGTTTAAGGGTTTCTTCTGATAAGTTGTTTGATTTTTTCATGGTGGGGTTTGGGTTGGTTAATAGGATATATACTTTGTTTCCTACTTATGTGCATCGCCTCCGGTAAGCTTGCACAGGAACTTCATAATCATTTCGAGTTCGGGATTTCGAAAGGCGTAAGAGAGATAATCAACCGGCTTTCTGTAATGATGTGCATTACATTTAATATGATGCCTGCAAGCCTTTGCTGATAAGAACGCATTGGTATAAACTTTTTGAGTTGATATATGAACTTTGCGGTAATTGACCTCGAGAATATTTTCTCTGGCCAGCCAATCCATTTCGCTAAAAAGTTTTTCGTGTTTCTTGTTACCGATTTCCCATTCTTTGTATTCAAAAATGGCTTCTTTAATTTCTTTCTCGGTGCTAATTACGCTCCCATCGCAATGCCATGCTTCTTCACCCTGGCCTTCTCCTACCGATATTTCAACTTCGTCCTGTACCTGAAATATGTAAGGCATGGCAGTTGCCCGGTGGTCTTGTGTATTTAATTCCTTTGATAAGTTCATTAAGAACTCATACATTTCGTCGCTTACCTGTATTGTTTTCATGTTTTAATTATTTGAATAAATCAAGTTGATCAAGTTTTTTCTTACTGGTTTTTGAGTCGATAACTTCGACTTCGTTCAGGTACATTACCGGATTTTTAGGATCGAGCAGAAAAGATGCGAGAATCATTTTGGTTCCGATATATTCGTCGAGAAGTTGTTGTGCTTCTCTCCTGGCTTCGGATATACTGCCGACGATAACGCCTTCGTGTTGCTTGTATCTTGAATCGATACAGAATACAATGTATCGTAAATCCGTGATATCCATTTTGCGCTTTATTTTTCGGGTTCGGGAGATTCAATAAGTTCTACAGTTGCGGCCATGAATAACAATTGATTCATTCCGGCCTGGTTGTAAACCTCCGTGTCACTTATTTTTAATAGTGCCGGAATTTCTTCGATGTTATTGGCTTTCATCACAACCTGTATAAGATCCTTAAAGGGTTTTATCCGATCGTTGTATTTATCTCCGAAGAAGTTTTTTGCAGTATCTCTACAGTCGTAAAGCTTTGCTGCCATTTGTACTTTGTTCATGCGGTGGGAATTATTAATCGTGATAAATGGTTGGCCTTTCGACGTTTTTTGCTTTTGCTTCATTTTTAAGCTTTTTGATAAGGTCGTCGTTTGGGTGCGGGGGGATGATTGCGGTTCTATCTATTTGCGGGATTTGGGCAACCGGCTCCGGCTGAGCTTCGGTTTCTCCGGTGGGTGCCTGATCGGTGGTTTTGGGTTCTGATGGTTGGGGGTGTTTGCGGCGCGCTGAAAGTGGTTTGAGGTTGTGCCCCCGTTGCTGGTGTGCATATTTCATCTGATGGCTTCTGCAGCAAAATTTATGTCCCTGAACCGGGGTAATCTTGTCGCAAAACAGGCAGCGAGAAGTAATTTCATTTTCATTAAGAGAAGCTATTGCTTTGGTTTTGGTGGTTTGTACCTGAAGCTTATCCATGGCTTGACGCAGCTGTTTGTTATATTCTTCAAGTTCGGCTCTGGAACATTTCAGGTCATTCATCTTGCTGATTAATTTTTCCATTTCATTCGCGCTCTCAATGAGCGCCTTGGAAAGAGAATTGATTGCCTGTACGAATCCGATAATTGTTTTGGTGTTGATTTTCATGGTTATTTGATTATTGGGTTTTTTAAAAGGTACATCCATGTTTCGAGGAATGCTTTTTGGGCAAATCGTGGTTCCCAGTTCCATTTGTCGGGCTTATATTTACAAAAGACAGAGCTTTTGAATTGTATGTCTTTTTGAAATAGGGTGTTGTTGTAAAATAGTGCCTGTTCTTCGAGATCAAGGGCGAGATCGTCGAATTCTTTAATGAGCGGATATTTGTCGTAGTTCAGGTAAAGTGACTTAAAAACAGCCCTGAGAATGCGATCTTCGATTACGCTGTATTTTGAGCCGAGCATGATTTTGAGGGGACGTATAACATCGCCGCAATAGGCTTCAGCGGCATCGTGCATCATTGCGATTTTTGCGAGTTCGGGACCGGCGAGCCAGGCCACGAGGCATGAGTGCTGAGCGACTGAGTAGAAACAATTAATGTTTCCGCCAAACCTGCACATTTTGGAGAGCGCGCTGGATATGTCGAAAATACTGATCTCTGTTGGGTCGGGGTCGAGCAAATTGATGATGTGCCCCGAAGCTGTTGTCATGTGGCCAAATGGCAGTGATTTAAGGAAACTGCTGTTGGTTAACTGGATTTTTTGCACCATTCGTGTATTAGTTTAAGATGAAGCTTTTGCAGATAAAAGTACCGGTAGGCCATTAATTGAATGGTGAGGAATCGGGGATCTTGCCGCTGCATGATTGCATTGACTTTATTGATTTTTTGCCAAATGCAAATTTCCTCAGCGGTCATCATGGATAGATGTTTTTGATGTCGAGGCGAATCAGCTTGTTGTCGTGCGAAACAATCACATGATTGCTTGCGATTTCGGATATGGTGCATGCTTCCCGGTTTCCGCCCAGGAAGAAGGTGCATTTCTGACCTTTTGAGAGGTTCCGGATGAATTTTTTGTGTTTGAGGTTTTCTCTGATATAGTATGCGACTATCAGAACATTCGCAATGACGATAAACGCGAGCAAAAATTTGGTAGCGTTGTTCATGGCTTTATGAATAAGAGTGAATAATAAGATCGTCGATTTCGTTGAAGTCGATTTTTGATTTTAGAATTGCCAGCGCACCTTCATTTGAAGTTGTCTTGATGGTGATGGTTCTTGGCGATTCGGCTCCATGTACCATTAGTGAGTAACTGATGGTTATGGGTCTGGCCTTTTTTCTTTTTTTGAGGGGATTCATACCTAAAAAGGTTTTATGATTACACTAATGTGGATATGCTCAATTGAGGGAATTGATATTTTGTTTGATGTCGTTAAGGTTTTTCTGATGATTTTCGGCCATCTCGATCAGGTGTTTCATGATCTCGATATTGTGCCTTTTAAGGGTTGCCACTTTTTGGATGTGGCTTTTGGAAAACTTCTTATCCATTGACTCCCAGCATATTTTGACGTAACGTGCTGGAAGTTTATTTGTTAAATTTTCTAAAGAATTGCAACTATTCATGAGAGAGTGTTGTTTTTGTGTGTAGTTTGTGCTACCTTAGTGCATAATTTGTGCGTCAAATGTACAACCAAAAAGACGAAAATCTACTTTAGTTGATAAAAAAAGTGGATTATCGAGAAATTTATATTCAGTCTAAATAAAAACAACAGAGCAAAAATGGATTTCAAGAAGATCGAAACACTTGTAAACAAGCGATTTGCATTTGTTTCAGAGTTTGTCGCAGCGTCGGGTATTGCGAATGCGACCTACTACAAAATGATGAAAACGCAAAATACTAACGTAGATACCCTGGAAAAGATCAGTTCAGCGCTTGGTGTGTCACCGGCATATTGGTGGACGGAAAGCGAAGAGCTTGTTACTCAGGAACAAAAGCCTCAATATGGCTATGTGAGTAAACGGGTTTATGATGATTTGATGGATAAATGGAACGAAGATCGAAGCCGCATGACGCGACAGATCGATTTTCTTCATAATCTGATCAATCAGCATAATATCAAGGATGCGAAATCGGTAAAGGAAAGCATTGGTTAAACAACTAATGTAGATATTCCTCCACTTTAATACATTGAAATATAATGTATTAGTAATATATAACTAACACATAAACTAATAGAAAGATGTTGAAAAGTGTATTAAAAAGAGTAAAAACAAATTCACAATACGCTGAGAATCAGGTATTGGGTGGTGTTGTAGCGTGTCCTGCTCCCGCTACCAATAACAGTTACAATGTTGAAAATGAGGCGTTTGCGATGTGCGAACGCCTTTGTTTTAATACAGAAAAATCAGACACATGGATTTGGATTGTATGTGTTGGGGTTTTTGGTGTTTATCGTTTAGTAGAGTAATAAGTTATGGAAAAGTACAGAAAAGCAAAGCTTAATGACCGGGACAATGATTTGTTGAAACAATGGTATGTTGAGTATATGTTTGAGCATCCGGAAAAGGGTGTTCTTGTTCCCTTCAGGAAGTATATTTCATTAAAACTTAAAACAGGTACGGCACGCAGAATGAAAGCGGATCAGTTGGTTCGTGAGTTAAATGAGTGGCTGGCTATGGGCGGAGATCCGTTTGCAACGGAGAGCCTGGGAAAAACAAAAACACTTACGGCCGTAAAACGGATTCTTGCGCTGAAGAAAGCCACCAGCCGGCCACGGACTTATACTACCTATAAGGATGCTGTAAATAAGATTGAGAACTTTTTGATTGAGCGAAAGCTGACTGATCTGGCGGTTGAGGATGTTTCGGTAACGGTTGGCCAACAATTTTCGGATTACCTGATAGAGAAGCTCCGGCTCGGGAACCGGAGCCATAACAATATGATTAATAATATGCGAACGATGTGGACGATGATGAACAAGCGATTTAACGTTCATATCAATCCATGGCAGGCGGTTGATTTTTTGCCGGAAACAGAGCCAAGTATCGTGATGTTTACGCCGGCAGAAATGAAAAAGGTAAGAACGCAGCTTCGCAAAGATGATTTCCAGTTGTGGCTTTGCGCGGGATTGGTTTTTTATTGTGCTTTGCGGCCACAGGAGATTGTAAGATTGAAGGTGTTTAATATTATAACCGAGGAAGAGGGTTTGCTGCTTGACGGGCGAATAACGAAGAATAAGAAAAGCACATGGGTGAATATTCCATCGCCTGAACTTGTGAAAGATTTTAAAAGCCTGAAGCTTGAAAGCCTGGATTCGGAAATGTATATTTTCGCGAAGAATTTGTTACCAGGTACAAAAGAGATAGCGCCTACCCGAATAGCTGAGCGTTGGCGAAAGTGGGCTGATGCGAATAAGATAGATAAGGGAATTTATGATTTGAAACACAATGCTGCCGGGATGGCCAGTGATGCAGGAATACCCTTGCGGGAATTGCAGCTGCATTTCAGGCATCATTCGCTGGAGCAGACAGAGCAGTATATAAAGCGATTCAGGCGGGAGGTAAATACAGGATTTAATAAGCGCTACCCGAAGATGTAACAATCACCTCCGGTTCAACGATCTCGAGATCTTCCATTTCAGCATATTCATTATTTAATCGTGCATGTTCGTTAAAACAAGCGTTGGCCTCTGTTGGCCCGGCTACATGCTTTTTCCACATCTCAAACATTGCTTTTTCGTATTGTTCATCAGCGTGAAGCATGTAACCGTGTTTTACGCCTTTTGAATAAGCAATCTTTATCCGGTGCGAAATGATTCTTTTATGAGAATTTTCGCGCTGTGTTTTTTCAAGTTGTGCTTGGGATTTTGAAAGCTGAACTGCATATCGTTCCGCAATTTTGATGATGTCGCTGCGCGATATGGAAAGATACTGGTTATCCTTACCGGTAACTTCGCGAATTATTCCGTTGAGCAGCGGCTTTGACATCTTCAGAAGTAAGTATGCACCTGAACATTTTTGAACAAGATCCCATCCACCCACAGCGCGATTACCAACAATGCCGCGAGCGCAAGCATTATGATTGTTGACCAGTTTAAAAACTTTTTGCTGAGCCAGGGCTTTTTAAGCCAGTATAGCACACTGCTTACTAAGAACACCAGTGCAAAAACTGCAAATGCAATACTGATTACGGTTGTTGCGGTCATTGTTTGTGTATGAATTTTACAAAGTTGAACTAAACTGCTTTTGTTTCAATATAGATTGCGCCTCCTGAGCCATCAATTAATGCCTGATGTTCGGATTCGATATAATTGCAATATATCAGCACTTCGCTATCTCGTTGTTCCATTTGCAGTTTTCTGACCACTGCCAGATCGAATAACAAAGCGGGATAAACTGTTACAATTGATTCAGGTGCAACGATGCGGAATTGGCAATCATCGTGATGCCAATCATTTATGGGCATTGATGGCATTACCCATTCACCGTTTATAAGTTGCTTGCCGATTGCGTAAAAGCCGGATTCATCGGGTATAATTTCATCGTGCGGAAATGGATAGGATGGAGTTCCTTCATCCCATATCATACGTGTGATTACCTCGTTGTTGTATATTACTGCGTATTTCATGTTACCCTCCATATATTTCCATTACAATACAAAGTCCATCAGCACCATCACCACCATTGCCACCTGAGTAGCCGTTTGTTGAAGCTGCACCGCCTCCGCCTCCGCCTCCGTAATTACCTCCGTTACCTCCGTTGCCTGAGTTGGCTGCTGATGCGCTGCCGCCTCCCGACCCTGACGTACCGTAGCCATGCGTGGTTGCAAATAATCCGTAGGCTTGTAGTAATTGATCGCCCCAATTATCAACACCGTTATTCCCACCGCCTCCTCCTGCTGTTCCAAATAATATTGCTGCGCTTTGGGCATCCGAAGCGTTGTACATTCGTGCCCCTACTCCGCCATTCCTTTGCGTATTTGAAGCGTCGAGCCCACCCCCCCCTGATCCACCAAAATACCCAAACCCGGTAGTTTTTAATACAGTTGAAATCGTTCCTCCTCCTACTCCTCCTGTTGGATTTGCTGATGCGCCGCTGTAATAAGCTATCGGGTGAATAGAATAAAATTCTTGCGGAGGAATTTGATTAGCAGTTGATAGAGGTGCGCTTACTTCTCCACCTGAAGTAATCCCGCCTCCTTTACCGTTACTTCCTCCAAGTGCTTTGCATAGTATCCCAAATGTGGTATCTCCCCCAGCATTTCCATTACCCCCATCAGTATTATCTGCCGATATTGTACCGCCTGATCCAGCAGAACCGACAGTAATAGTTTCAGTATCGCCCAACTGACTTGCTAATATTAATCTTTTTATAATAATGCCTGCACCGCCTCCGCCGCCACCCCTTCTAACTGTTCCTGCTGCGCCCCTTCTGCCTGCGCCACCGCCTGCACCTGCACCAATACAAACCACCACTATAGCATAAAGCCCCGTAGGTTTAGTCCAAGTCGCACCGGATGTATAATATCGCACTATCGGGTCGGTGCCGCCGCCGCCGGATTCAACCGTTCCTGTTACGCCAAGAATAATAATATCTTTTTTGATATTTGCAGCGATAATCTTAGCCTGTTCGGTTGCAGAAATCTTTACAACGCCACTTCCTGAGTGTTTCCCGGATGCGATGGTTACTTCCTGAGCAACGGTTGTTATGTCGGTTGAAACAGTACCCCGATCAACCATTGTTCCTGTTTTACGGGGTGTTGTGCCTGCATAAAAGGTTTTTGAAGCGACAACATCGCCAACGGCTGCATCGGCATCGGATATATCAGTACCGGCAGGAATGCTTGCAATAAGGGTGTCGTATTCGTCAAGTTTGGTTGTTCCGACTGTCACACCTTTAGCCTCTAAAGCTGTTTTCATGTCAGCTTTGGCAGTTTGAAGTCTTGTTATTTCGCTGGCTATACTCATAAGGCTGCTAATAAGGTTTCGATGTCACCTAAATCTGCTTCGTTTGGCATGGTTGTGTAAGTGTTTACACCCGTACCGACGGCGATTCTTTGTTCATCAGTAATCCAATAGGGTTCAGCCTCAAATAAGTCGTTGGCTGTTTTCTGCGCTTCGAGGTTTGCCCTCGTTGTGCGAAGAAGCTGAATTCTTATTTTCCTGGCCATCGAAATTTAATTAGAAAGTTCCACCATCAACGGTTGTAACCCATGTTGGATTTTGGCCTGCGCCACCTGTTTGAAGAAATGCGCCAGCAGTACCGGCAGCAAGTCGGGCATAAGCACTTGCCCCGCGATACATGATGTCGCCCTGCGCTTCAGAAGCAAATGAAAGCGCTACGGTAACATAGGCATTTGCAGCACCAGCAACCATTTTCAGTCCGGCTGCATCAACACGCAAAACTCCATTCGATCCGTTTGATCCTAAATAATCGGCTGTAGCTCCGGCAGCTGCGGCTACTTTTTCATCAGAGCTGCCCGGAGGGATGTTCAGCGCAGATTTAAAATCGCTGAATGCCACTTTCTTTTGCCTTGGTGCATTGGCGGCCACGCTGGTGTCGCTGATTAACAAAAGATCATCATCAGCAATTACTCCGATGGCATCCAGAGGCGCAAGGTCGGTTTTTACGGGAACTTTGGTTTCAGCTCCGGTACCAAAGTACAATTCCTGGGTGTCGGTACAAAAAAGAGGTTCGCCACTTTCCATTCCGGAAGTGGGAAGCGCTGCTTTTGTTCCTTGTCTGACTTTAATTTTTACTGACATTTTGATTGGTTTTTATTGGTGATTATTAAGGTTGAAAAAGCCCTCCGAATATTACTCCGGTCAGGTGTTCTGCATTTACTTGTTTTGCGTCTTTTGGTTTGATTGTGGTTAAAGTGTCAGCCTCCCAAAGAGTATCGCCCGATGGTCCGGGTAGTCCTTGTGGTCCAACTTCTAATCCCATCTGCACCGCCTGTAAATGAATAGGTTCTTCAATCTTAACAGATTGAAGATTTATGGCCGGTTCAACGCGCACATTTAATGGAATAGGAATGTCAACACCTTCGCTCATTTTATCAGTTCTTTTGTGATTGTGAAGGTGCCTGCCAGTATAGTGATTGGACCTTGCTGGTTAACAACTTCAACCTCGTAGTTGTGACTTCCTGCCTTTCCCTTTGTATCAACAGGCAGCAGAGGAATGGTAATTGTTTGAGCCTCGATTGTTAAACCAGCCGGGTTTTTTATGAGTATCCTTCCGGCTTTATCAGTTACGCGAAAGTTAACGGTACGGCCAGTCATATTAAGCGCTTCAGGCACAATGATTACAATATCGGCGATATCGCCGGCCTGTCGCGTGAGATTGATGTTAGCTTTTAAATAAGTTGGCATACCGGTGTGTTTTTCGTGCAAATATATTATTACAGGCATGAGAAATAAAAGGACAGATTAAAGCTTGCGTTTATTCAAAATTCCAGCCGGTGTTATTCCCTGAGTTGGTTGAGTTTCGTGCTATCCATGCGCTGTTTACATTAATGCCCATGATGCGCCTGATGCTTGCCTTTGCAATGCCGGCAGCTTTGTTTATTGATGCCCAGGTTTTGCCGAGGAAGGTTTTGATGCGGGGAGATCCGGTGACGCTTGACCAGGATATATTGCAGTATTCGACTGTGAAATCGTTTGTAGAAAGGTTGACGATCTTATGCTGAGCGGCTGTCATGCTTGTAATTGTGATCGGTAAAAGTTCTGTTCCGTTCGCCGTAAGGTTATATAATTCATTTGTACCCATTTCCGAAAAGCGCACTCTTTTGCCTGCATCTATAATTAAACTGTTTATTCTTGTCTTTACTAAGGTGCCAAGACTGCTTATTTCAGTAAAGCCTGTGTTAGATCCTTCAAATATCAAAATATTAAGCTGTAGTGTGGTAGAATTAAAATAATTAGTTGCGTTAGCGACGCTTGATGAAGGTGATATTCGAATTGTTGATGTACCACATTCAACTCCGTTTCCGGAAATATATAGAGCAATACCATAAGCACAGGTTAATGTTAGTGTACCGCTACGTAAAAAAAACGCCCTTCCAAAGTAGTTTAACTGTCCTGCAATTAAATTATAATCATTCATATCAATCCCGCCAAGTGTATTAGCAAGAAATTGGATGCTGTTTGAACAAGTAACATCTGAAAGGAAAATAAGATTTACATTATAATTAGCCACGGTTATTGCTTTAATATCAACCCCGCTTGTATTCAAATAAGTGTTAATTCTGCTGTAGAAGTAAATAGAAAAAGTTGAACTTGTAAAGTCTAAAAGAGAACTTAAATAAATGGAACCGAAGACAATAAACCTAAAGTGATTTGAGGACCCTGTGGCAATATTTAAGTTATAAGTAATTGCCGAACAATCAAAATCAGTGCATGTTGACGTTGAATCGTAATTAATATCAGTAATCCCAAGTAAACTATTTTCGTCAATTATAACATTATCGTGGCAAAGAGGGTAATAATTACCTGTTCCGCTTCCACCCGTTGCTGAAAACCATTTTGAAGTATCTGACCAGTTGCCCCCTGCACCATACCAATAGCAAGTTTTGCTCGCTGAAAATAAAATTCCCGAATTGTTGCCTGCGTTTCCTATACCGCCTGTTACTGCTGACAAATCCCAACTTGCACTACCTGCTCCAGTTATATTCATAAAGTCAGCATACCGGATATTATTACTGTTAGATGTAATTGTTCTCCTTGTATTTATTGCAGATGAACGTATCCAGGTTCTTCTTTTGTTGCTTAACCCATCAACAGTAAATAAATTTAGAATATTGATGTTAGCTGATAATTCAACAGATTTCCAACCATCAGAATCATGACTTTCTATTATTAAATTATAAAATGTTGTAGCCCCTGAAATTTCGGCTATACCGCTCCTTATTTTAATAGTGCCTGTGTTGTAATTAAATGTAAAATTTATAGAATTTGAATTTTGCCACCTGAATACGCTTATTGTTCCGGACCCTAAAGTAAGCGTTTTTGTTCCTGCAGCTGTAACTATTGTATTGAGTATAATTGTATAATTATTAACATTTAATTCGCCATTGAATAATGTAATTGAAGCTGTTGTTGATTGAAAGTTATTTAATAGGGTCCAACTGCCTCCAACTCCATTAAAATGGATAGCACTGAATGAAAGAACAGCAGGGATATTGATAGTTTCCGCTGATGTTGAACGAAAAATAATTTGAGAAGTGCTTGACCAATTCAATATTACGCTTCCTGGTATATCAATTGAACCATAAATGTTTAACTTTTTATTGTTAGATGAATTATTAAATGTTAAAACCTTTGATGTTAAACCGGAAGTATCAAAATCATGACAATTACCATCAACATTAAGGCTTATTGTAAAGTTTGTTGTATGACTATTATTGTCGATATACACATCATCCGCACTCGTCGGCAAAAATCCCGCGCCTGGTGATCCGCCAGAAGAATCTGACCAATGGTTCGTAGCATCGCTCCAGTTTCCTGTACCTCCAACCCAATATCTTGCTGCCATATTACAAAAGTTCTACCTGAACCAGTTCGGGCTTGAAATAAATATGCGTTGCGCTTATTGCGAGGCCAAGCAGCTGACCCACATCGTTTGATCCGGATACCAGTGTTTGAGTAAATGCGCCGGATGAAGTGCTCAGGTAAACCGGAGCTCCGACTGTTAAACCGGTTAATCCGGCTATAACTCCTATGAGCAGAAATTCTCCCGAGGCATCAGCCGCCGTTGTTGCAACAGAAACGGCAAAAGCAAAAGAAGTTGCGACTGCATCGGCATCTGCTTTGTAGAGTTTACCTGCATTCATGTAACAAACATCGCCGGGTGCAAGGTTTTCGCCTGCTGTAAACATTGCCGTAAATCCCTGAAAGGTAAGTGTGCTGGTATCGAGCAAAAGGCTGGCACCGCCTCCGGAGGGAGTTTGCCATTCGGTGTCCCAATCGTCGGCACTCTTTTTCGCAAGTACCTGGTTTATGGTACCGCCAGCCGGGACTTGATGAATTATCGAGGTGGTAAGCCGTTCACGCCAAAATCCATTAAAATCGGCTTCAACCGGTTTAGCAATTTCTTCATGAGTTATGAGAATTGCTTCATATGCCGCCGTTAAATTTGGAACTAAAGTAAACGCATCGCCAGGTGCATCGCGCCAGGCAATGTAACAATAATGGCCAAGAGCACCAGCTGTGGCATCTTCGCCAATGTATTTCACCCAAAGCCCGGTAAAATTACCTGCAGCCGGAGCCGGAATTTCGGTATCGGTTGTAAGTACTGCAATGTATTTCAGCGCAGCATCAGGCGTTAATGAAAAATCAGTTCCCTCATCATCGGAAGCGTAAGCGATATAAAGATATGCGCTGTCGCCATCCTCACCAGCCGCCTGAACGCCTGTGTCCGTTTCGCCTATCCACCAGTTGCCGTTTGGCCCGATAAATGGGGTTTCTCCGTCAAGCCCTTCAGGAAGATCGACGAGTTCGATGGCGCCGGTTTCGGCATTGGTGTGGAGCCATTTATTGCGTTTTGCAAGGGGTACCGATGGGTGGTCGAGTGGTTCGTCGATTTGGTGGGCGCGCTGGTGCGATTGTACCGGCGGAACAGATCCACCACCGAGGCAGATAATCTGTTCGGTGCCATCGAGCAGAATCCTTTTGCTGAACCACAGTCCATCGACTTCGTTGTGCACAAGGGTTTCGGTGTCAATTTGATTGACGGTTGGGATTGCCCCCTGAACTCTTGTCCGTTTTATTTTCAGATAAGCCATCAGGAAGCGGTTTCGATTTTATGTATGGGCAGGTAATTGTAAGTAAACTGAAAATAGTACATTCCCTGGCGGTCGGTTTTGCGGATGATCTGCTGCTTAGGGAAGCCGATGGGGTAAAGTTTGCCGCTGATGATTTCGTAAGCATCGTCAGACTCGAAGAATTGCGGCATAGCTGCCATAGTTTCGGCAGAAACGAAACCTGAGTTACATTCCACAGTTTCCTCGTAAGCGGTTCTTATGGTTTTGCGTGCATTGCCCTGAATTCCATACCAGGGTAAAACGGTAATAATTTCGGGTTCGTAATCGCCTGACTGCTGTGTTTTTCCGGTAGCCACAAAAGTATCGTATCCGCCCAGGGAATTGCGGAAAATAAATTCGCGGCGCTGAGGGTAATTTGTTTCGTCGAGGATGTAGGTGTGTTTTGAGCTTACTGCAACAGTTGGACTCTTACCGATTTCAACGTCATAGCTTTCGAGTGTTTCGTCGGGATAGTTGGCTGCCATGTAGGCATCGAGGCCAAGTGCGTTATGACCGACATGAAATTCGACAACGTGGTATGGCCTGCCAACTGGTCCAATCGGGCTTCCCATCGGTGTGCGTGTAACACGTGTGCCGCTTTTGAATTTAAGGGTAACGAGCATATACAGGCTATCCCCTTCTTCAGGCCAGTAATAGCAAAAGAAAAGTTTTTCGGTTTGCGCTTTGCTGACGTAGTGAGTAGATGGCCAGAACGTTAAAAAATTATGGGTAGTTGTAAGATAATTGAGGAAGGATGTGTAATTGCGATAGAACCAGGTGTGCAGATATGCCGGAATACGGCCATAAACGACGTAGTATTCCTGTACATCGATTTGTGTATCTTCGATTGGCGGAGCTCCGTAAAATTCCTCGAAGGTAAGTCCGAAAATGGCAAAGTTACCGGTAGCGTATCGGGGGATATCTCCATCGGGGAAGAGGAAAACAGGGTTTAGTATAGATTTAAAGTATTCGCTGATTTCAAAAGCACAAATACCAGCAGAATCGGCGGGAGCGCTATCTTGTCCGATAGTCGCCTGCCCCTGCTTAATTGTGACATCAACCCTGAGATTATCTTCGGTTGTTTCGTCGCTCTGAAGCCGCCATATTGAAGGGTTGTGGCTGAGTCCGAGCGCGGGAGGTTGAGATATTAGAGTCAATGCCATAATGTAAAACTTTAAAAACGTGACGAAAATAGAAGCGCGAAATGATAAAAAAAAGGACAGACAGCAAAGCCGGTTAAGTTCAGGAATCAGGATCCATATTTCGCCTGACCGCGATAATTTCGGAAGTTGAGATATGATCTTCACGGATATTGAACCGGACCTCTTTTAAAAGGAAGTCCACGCCGTGAACCCGGTGCCATTCAAAAAAGTCGAGCTGAGCAATTTCGAGGGGTGTTAATTGTTTATTAATGATAAAATCGCCGGGGCTTTTCAGTACAAAATCGACGAATCGTTTCAGTTTATTGTTGAAGATTCCGTAAACAGATTCGAGGCGGAGTCCCTGATCGGTAATTCTATTGCCGGCATAATCGTAAACATCGTTTGATGCGAAAGGGTAGTTATCGCCGTTGCTATCGAGGTATCTGCCCCAATAGAAGAGTAGAGCCTGTAAATGATCGCCACGGTAAGCTTCGGGCAATTGCTTGAAATTGCCGGCATGGTGTACCAAAGGCACATGCCAGTCGCGCATAGGAGCGCTGATTGTTTTGTCGCCGTTTCCATCGATGGGATGCCAATAGTCCATGAGGACGGTATTGAGTTTATTTTCGATGGTAAACGGTTCGTTTTCGGAATTTTCGTCGATGTCTTTTACCTCGAGGGCGAAGTCGAAGCTATGGAAAACCCAGTTGAGGACGCCCATTTCGGGGTCGTAGTTCCAGACATACCAGGCGTGTCGTGTTGTGACATAATAGCAGTCGTTTATTTGCGGATCGGTGATTCCGCTGAGATCATTTATTATGGTCACAGAGCCTTTAATGGTAAGCCCGTCGAGGGTTTTAACATACTTTTTCAGGTAGTCGCAATCCACGGGGGTATATTTGACAGAATACCCGCTGTAAGATTTATTCTGCAGCAGCGGTTTTCCGATCACATTGTCGGAGAATTCGATGGCTCCGGGTTTGGTGATGATATCGTCGATAAACTGAAATTCGATTTTGCGCCGGGTAGAATCCACTTTGAAAGTAAGCCCGAGCGCCATAGTTATGTTTTTGAGGAAATCAGAAAGGGGTTCCTCGGGCATACATTCGTTGAGGGTGATGGGGGTGTTTTCGTAAAAGTAATTGTTGATGAAGTAATTGTGAACGTACACAAGCTGCCTGAGCTCGTTTGTGGTGAAAACGTTGTTGATGATGTTATAGCCTATGTGTGCAAAAAGAGATTTAATCATATAGGCCACGTATGGGAAAGGAGAGAACAGGTTGAGCAAAGCGTACCATATACCCTGGTTCTGACCCATGATTACATACGGAAACTTGCCGTTGATGTAGTAATTGATATAAGGGGCGAATTTGCCGTAATATTCCTGCAGGTCGGAGAAGTCGATCTGATACAGGCTTTCGGGGATATTGCCGAGGATGGTTGGGTTATTAACCGGAAAAACGGTGTAATTGTGATCGGGGTAAGCGTATGAAATTTCGGGCTGGAAAGGAGTAGAGCCATCGTCGATAACAATGGTAGATCCACCCATAATTGACATAATCACGTATTGAAAACCATAGCCCTGCACGGAATAGGCGGCCACGCAAAAGGTAAGGAAATCGCCCTGGTTAAAAGTCCATGTATGGTCATATCCATGGCTATCTGATTCAATGACATCCTGTTTTATCCGGATTCCGTTTTTATAAATTTCGAAAACTCTGGCGGTACCGGCGGGGAAAGTTTCGCCGAGCATGGTAATGGTACCGAATTTTGAATTGATAACCGCTTTAATGTTAAAATCGCCATCGTAGGGGATAGTCCATTGAAAGTTTGTCATGTTGAGGCAATTGAGGGTATCAATACGCCTGGCATCGGGTTGAATCCAAATATTTTCGATAAAGAAGTCAGGTTTTTCGAAGAAGAAATTCTGATCGATTGAGAATTGCGAATATGAGATTTTGGGTTCAAAAGTAACCTGTTGATCGAGGTTAAGGTCTTTAAGGGTAGAATTTTTGAGTACCCGGGCAATATCTCCGGTATCGACCGGCATACTGATTTCGATTGACTCTTCAGACATTTCGGTGACAGTGGCCGTGCCTGAATAGAACAAAGGACCGAAGCGAAGTTCGAAAGGTTTTTGAACGGATTGTTTGCCTTTGCGTGCCGGGCGATGGCCGAAGCTGAGTTCTGATTTCAGTTCGTTGGTAAAGGGTAGCGTAAAGTTAAAAATAAAGCTTCCCGGGATATTGTTTTCGGTGGTTTGAAATATAGGCGAACGCAGCACCACGGGAATATCGGCTCCGCTGGTTGACACGTTTACAGAACCCAATTTAAGACTAAGGCGAATCATAGGGATCAGTTGTTAGAATGAAGAATCTTTTTCGATTGTATCTACTTTTTCAGTCATATCCTCATAATCCTGGTACACGAGTTTTGCGCGGATGTTTCCTGATTTAAGGATTTGGTTAAGGGTTGTAAGTGCAGCTGTGAGTTCCCTGTAATTGGGTATCTCAGTTTCGCGGGGGCTGATTGGTTTGGTGTTGGATGGCTTAGCACTACCGGCTCCTGAATCCTGATAGAAAAAACCTCCGTTAACTCTTCCGGGCAGCGATGGGATGGCAGCTGACAGATCGACGGTTTTGAGGTTATGGCTGATGCGTGCCATTTCGAGCATTTGAATAAGTGGTGCGATGGATGGATTATCCATTGCTTCATCGGGAATCACGTATTCGCGTGAGCCGGGTTTTTCGCCGGCCAGAATTGTAGGTTTATCAATCCAACCTCTTTTATCGGGCTGGTATGAGGCTTTGAATTTTTTCTTATCCTGAGCGCGGAAAACGTCGAAGAAACCACCTTCTTCCTTGCCGGGTAATTGAGGCAGCGGGGTTGATGCGATGATTCCGATCTGAAGTGCTCCGGCAGCTGCGGCCAGTGCCATGAGTGCGATATTTGGATTGGCTTCGGCGATGGCCGCTGCCATGTTGATGATTGCCTGAAACATGGCTACATTTCTGTCGCGTATGGCTTGCTTGCGTGCATAAATCGCCTTTTGATTATCGAGCTTGCTGTCGAGTTCATCGGTTTTTTTGTTGTAGAGATCCTGGCTGATGATTCCCTTTTCGAGTTGATCGTCGAGCAGCTTTTTGCGGTAATTGATGCGTTTTTCGTATTCGGTAAGGGCTTTATCCTCTTTGTTTTTGATGATTGCATTGGTATCGGCCCAGGCATTAGACAAAGCATAAGCGGCCATAGCAATACTTTCGACCATATCTTCACCCTTTTTCAGGTTATCGAAAAGGGTTTTCCAGTCGTCGGTTGTGAATCCGAGGATATCGGTTTTGAACTTACCTTTCATTTTGATGTCGTGCTCTTTTTCATCATCTTCGCCGGTAGCCTCTTTGCGTTCTTTTTTGAGCTGACGTAGCTTTTCGATTATTTCGTTGATCAGCTCCATGGTGGTATCGAATTCCTCCTGGCTTATGATTCCATCGGCGAGGGAAAGCCCCTCGAGTGCACCTCCATCTTTGAACGACTGCATTTCGGTGAGCAGGGTTTCGAGGTGTTGGATGGTGAGATCGGTTTCCTTGATTTGCTGATCTTTCTGAATTTTTAATCGCGCCTGATTGAGGGTTTTGATGTCTTTAAGTTCCTCGTCGGAATAAGTTTTTTTCAGGTGAGCCATGCCCTCTTCGTAGGTAGTGATAAGGTCGAGCTCTTTGATATGTTCGAGTTTCATGGCTGCCAGCGTGGTATCGAATGCAAGTTGCTTATCGTCGATATTCTTTTTGATGGCATCGGCATCTATTTTGTCGATGGCCAGCTGGTGTTTTTGTTTGAGCGTTTCATAAGCCAGTGCTTCGGCTTCGGAGAGGTCTTTTTTCTGTTTGTGGAAGATGTTTAGTTTTTTGAGTTGATCGTTAAAATCGAGTTCAGCTTTTTGCACGGGCGATAATTCAATGCCGGCAGCATTGATTTCGTCGAGGCGTTTTTGTTTGTCGCGTTGAATTTCGAGTTCTTTATCGACGATTTTCTCCATGAGTTCGGTACGATCTTCGGCATCTTTATCCATTTGTTTGAGCCTGCCTCTCATAAAGCTGAGGCTGATCTGGTCGAGTTTGTTGTTGAGATCTTCTTCGGTTTTGATAAGCCCTTTCTGGTATCTGCGTTTTGCGTTTATGCGTGCATTCATTTCGGCTTCATCGGAATATTTATCCTTTGTGCCTGAAACTCCACCTTCGTTTGTAAATCCGGTGGTAGCATTTATGAGCTGTTTTTCGAGGTTGGTGATGATTGTTTCGGTGGTAAGGATACGGTTTAATAATTTTTCCTTCATTACTTCATCCGTAACGTGTTTGAGCGCAAATTGATAATCGGCTAAGGACTTCTTCTGAAGTTCTATTTCTTCTTTAATGGAATCGGTTCGGGTATCTTTGGCTTTTTTGGCCAGCTCTTCCATTTGCTTTATATAATTTTTATTCAATCCCTCGAGGTGATTGTATTCTGATTCAAGACTTTTAATGAGAGCAGTGTTCATCTGGGTTTGAGGATTTGCCCTCATATCGGCGAGATATTGTTCAATCTCGATTATTCTCACATTGTTGTCGATGATCTTTTGCTTGTAAGCTTCAGATTTTGCTTCAAGTGCAATGATTTTGAGGCGTGTATGATATTCACGGTTAAGCGCCTGCATAATCTGAAAAATATCATTATACATTAGCTTTTCTTTATTAAGCCCTGCGAGCAATTCGGGATATTTCTGAATAAGGTCGCCTACCAGTTTATTGCGGAGTGCGCCGCCTTCGTTGGTGGCATTGATCATATTAAACAATTCTTCCAGTTCAGATCTTTCCTGTTGAACAGCCCTTGATCTGTCGGCATGAATGCGATTGTATTCTTCGTTGAGCGACATGGCTTCCTTAATGGCATCGGAAATTCTCATTCTGTAAATGGAAACAGCGGCAACCACGGCCATGATTGCAGCGGCCAATAAAATCCATGGGTTTGTAAGTGTGATTGCCCTGAGTGCGATTTTTGCTTTCGCGGCCTTGTAAATACTTCCGGTCATGGCGAAATAGGCAACCTTTACGCGGAGCAAAGCGGCCTGTAAATATCCGGAAGTGATAATCTGTAACTTCTGCAGGGCAACAATGGTTTTTAAGGCAGTACGGTAAACCAGGATGTAAGTAATGAGTGCTGCAATTGCGCTTCTGTGTTTATACACAAATCCGATAATTGCGCCGGTTGATTTCATAAACTGTTCCTGCACGCTGAGTCCGTGCATATAAACCGGGAATAGTTTTTCGCCCAGTTCAACACGAAGGGCCTGAATGGATTTTTGTTTTTTCTCAACCTTAGCGGCGCCTGTTTCGTTTTTAATGGTAAACTCCTTCATGATACTGGTATTCTCTTCCATGGCTTTGCCTGCCAGGTTCATTTGCTCACGAATTTCATTTACTTTGTTGACCATTGTACCCATAACCTGTGTCATACGCTGACCTTCGAGATCGGTTTCGCCAAGCAGTTTAACCAGCTGGGCGAATGAAGCATTTCCTTCGCCTGCCCCTTTTAAGGTTTCAAAGAGCTGGAGCATGGTTTCGTTTGCATCGTTGGTAAACGCGGTAAGGTAATCCTCGATAGACATGCCCATAATTTTGGCCATAGATTCAGTTTCGGTGGCCATTTTACTCATAAGCTTTGAATAAGCTGTGGCTGAAACTTCTGATTTCTGACCAAACCGATCGAGTGCAGCAGCAAGTCCGAGAATCTTATCGATAGACACTCCGGCCAATGGTGCAATACCGGCGGTTCGTTCAACGAAGTTGATTAAGAACCCTTCCTGAGCCGTGCTGGCCATTCCGAGTGCATTGACCGCGCTACCTACGCGGAGCATAGCTTCTTCTATGCCATATACTTTATCGAGGCTAAAGATTTCGACGGATTTACCGATGGCGCGAATGGCATCTTCGGCATTTCCCCCGAGTTCCTTGCTGAGTGCAACCGATATTTTATCTGCGGCATTGGCAAAGCCGAGGAGATCCTGCTGGCCTCTGACCCCGAGTTTACCGGCCACATAAGCAAGATCGAGTAAATCGTTCTGAGCAGTACGGGTATTGATTTTCATCATTTCCTTGTTCAGCTCGATAACCTCCTGCCGTGTCATATCGGTTACTTTCATTACATCGGCGATTTTGTCGTCGAATTTCTGGAATTCGTCGGTGGCTCTTCGTGTACCCATAACGAGGCCTGTAATGGCACCGATTGTACCCATAATCACCGGCCAGTACTTGTTAAGGGCATTGGCCAGACCTTTGAGGCTGGTAAGGTTAATTTGAGTTACCCTCAGCTGTGCATTGTGCTGATCGATGATACCGCGGAGATTTCTGATTTGCGCCATTGTTCGGTTGTATTCGCGCGAGCCAATGGTCATTGTGCGGATGGTGCGGGAAAGCCTCAGAAATTCGGCATTGATGCTTTTTATATCATTTCGAACCTGCTTACCGTTGATATACAGGTTTATACGTCGGGTGTAGTTGCCAGCCATGGTAGAGTTTGTATTAGAATTCGGTAGCTAAAGTAAAATGAGGCATCAGTGAATAAAAGGACAAGCAACGAAATGCTGTCAATCAGGAATCAGCACGAGCCAGTATAGTTGGCCTTCGACTGATTTGTTGATAAAACCCTGGTTAATCATTTCATCGAAAATGGCTTCTTTGGATGCGTCGCAATGTTGCAGAACGGAATCAAACAGTTCGGAAGCCGAGATAAGGTCGTCGCAATGAGCAGCAGATCCGGCCGGTAAAAACAGGCTTGAAATAACCTGCGGCAGATTAGCGGGAGGACCACCAATAATAATCACGCCACCTTCACCGGGAGGCGTATCGTCGTTGAAATCTGATTTTTTCTTTTTAGACATTTTGTTTTAGTTTATACGCATACGTGCTGCATTAACAGCGGCATCGGCATTTACTGAGGCTAAATCGTTGGCCAGTTTGGGAACGTTGCTGTCGATGATGTTGTTGAACCAGTCAACCGGTTTGCGACCTATGCCGGTTGAGTTTCCGCCACCCATTCTCACCACCATTCCATTCACCATTTTATATCCTTTTCCCACGCCTTTATGTACAAAAACGCCATGCCTTTCAAAACGGAAGCTTGCACCTTCGGCAATTCCCTGGGCGTAGAAAATACGTTGGCGGATGCTATCGATAAGTTTTTCTTCATCGCGAACGGAGCCGAATTTATTTTTTCGCTGAACCGTTCCTTTTTTTCCTTTCGTGAACTGAGCTGCAGAAGCTTTGAGCTTACCGCGGACATTGGTGGTCCAGTCTTTCAGCAGTTGGTTTTGCTGCATGAAAGTATCCCAGGATATAACCGCGTTGGATGATGGATATGCGCTCATGATGAAATCCATTTATCGGTGTCAACCGCTTCGGGGAAGAATGAATCAATATCAAAAGTGTAACGGATTCCGTAAAGGTTTCCGAGTTCGGAAGAGATAAGCCTGGCTTCGACAGAAGAGATATCGAAGCTTCGTACCGGGTTATCCGGCAATTGTTTATCGGCGCGGATACGAGCCAGAATATCGTCGCCAATTTCTTCGAGGTCGTCCCAGGTCTGATGGATTTTTTCGTAATCGTCCCTATCGGACACATGACTGGCAAGCAGGAACCCGCTGGATCGTTTTTTAGAGATATTGTCGCTTTTCTGATCGGTAAGGGTGAAGCTATATCCCTCCATCACGAGCAATGGATAACAGGCAGATTCAGGCAGCCCGGTAATTACTTCGTCGAGTTCGAGGCGGAAGAAGTGTTTTTCCTCGTTGCTGTGCCTGATTGCAATATGCTCAGTGGCGATGGTTCTGAAGTAATCGACCAGCGCCGAGAATTTACGACCTTTTTGCATTTTCTTTGATTTTTCGGGTTATGTAGCGGAGTACATCGTGCAGGAGCATACCTGCATATTTTTCGGAATTGATGATATCATCGTTCACTATGCTATCGAAAACCTTCAGCCAGGATGAATTTTTCTTTGACACTTTGGTTTTATCATCATCGATATTTTTTGTAAAAATGAGCGGGTACCTATCGGTGAGCCAATCTTTAATGAGGCGATAATTGATGGCCACGGCCTGTTTTACAAAGGGATCTGTTTTGGCTGCTGCTTTGGTTCGTTGTTCGATCAGGTTTTCGTTGAACCGTTTGTTACCCGGCCAGTAAAGGGTAGCGATGAATTTGTTAAGCGCTTCATCGGCCTTTATTTTATCGGGTTCGATGGCATATTCGTTGAAATAGGTATCGATAAAGATAAACCGTCCGAATGTAAGGCCGTCTAATCCCTTTTTGGGAGGAATACCACAGGCGAGTTTTTTGATGATAAAGCTTTCGCGCGGGGTGAAGTCGCGGATAAAGTCGATGGCATCGATGATATTGTACACCATAAACGGGCTTAATCGTTTTGCGATGAAGCGTGGAATACCAAAGAATCCGGAGAGGAAAGTAACGTCGTCGTTTTTTTCTTCGGTGAGGTAGAATTTGGCGACAGTAACGAGCTGAGCCGGGGAAACCTCGGACCAGCTTTCGGGGTATTCTCTATCCCATTTAAGTGGGATAAAACCGAACAAATCATATTTTATCTGAATGGTTTTCATCAGGTGAAGAAGGTTCGTTTTCCTGAATTATCGCGGTTGTGAAGCGCGTTAGATCGCGGGTTTGCATCTTCGGCCCAGCTTGCGGCATTATCGGCCAGATACTTTTTAAGGCGGATAAAATACTCCTGGGCAATACGTTTGTTGCGTTCGATCAGGTCTTTCACCCTTGCTTCGTCGGTATTGATCTCGAGGTCGGAATTTGTGAGGTTTTTGATTCCTTTGAGGTACAAACCACGCTCGGTGAGTTCAGCGCCGGAATCCTCCATCAGCATAGCCGTGCTGAGATAGGCCACCGGATCTCTGAGGTATGGCATTATTGCCTTGACCTTATCTGCCGGGTTTTCCTTTTTCAGTTCCTCAAAAATATAGGCCAGTGTTGACTCTCTGATATACTTAGAGAGTTCAAGTTCCTCCACGGTTTTCATGTACTGCCGCAAACGGTCGAAAACAATGCGCGAGTTGTTGATGTGGTAATGTACCTGAAAGGTTTTTGTGTCGGCAATAATCCGGCCTTTGTGCCTGTACATTTCGGTTTTGTAGGCATCGAAATACTGAATTCGGGTTTCGAGGATCTCGAGAATCACGTCAATGCCATCAATACCCGAGTTGCGGAAGTATTTTTTCAGGTTATCCTCCTGATACTTGAAAAGGGATTTCACTTGTTCGGATTCGCTTCTTTTGAATCCGGCATCGGAAGTGCTTACATTCAATTGATCGAATCCAATCCACAGGGCAATATTGGCGATTGATTTCTGCGTATAATAAAGCAGCATTGACCATGCCTTTTCTTCAGGGTTTAGATTGTTGTCGTCGAGATCTCCTGAAGTGGCTCCGATCAGGAAATTGTTATCCTGGATATCGGCAGTAATTTTATAGGTTTCAGGATTGTTGTGATAGGCAATGAGCATGGCATACATATCGCTTCCGAGGGCGGGTGCGATAAACGACATTTCAGCCTGCGCCAGGTGCGCCGAAATACGGTCGAATTCAAGCGCTTTGCCAACCCTGACAACTGCGCGAACTTCATCGATGGATTTGAGTAACATATCAGGAAAGGGTTTTAGATGTTCCGGCCCCGGTGTCGAGGGTAGTAAGAATTGTTGATCTGAAACGGAGTTGTACATCGGTAATGCCGTTGTACTCGAGGAAGATTTCGAGCGGATCGAGGATATTTTGCCTGTCAATCCACGCGTTCGCGATATTTACGAGGAATGCTTCGCGTATGTTTGAGCCGCCCTGATTGCTTGAATAGGTTCCCCCAGGCATACCAGCTCCCAAAACGTTTGGATTAATCATAAGTGCAAACAAGATCTCAGAGTTTGCCGCTGCTGAAGTAATGAGTTTGTCTCCGTCCTTGTATTTGTTGTCGAGGGGTTCGATGATCCATTGCTCTTCTGCTTTTCCGGAATTGGGGTTAATTTCAAAGAAAGTGAAAATTGGTTTATCGGCATTTTCGACACCGCAAAGATTTTCTTCGAGGCTATCCATGTAGGTTTCAATGGCGGCTCGTCTAAGCGCGGGATCGGGGTAATCTTCTTTGGCGAATTTACGGTCCCAGAATGCGTAGGGTATTTTGACATGCCATTTCCAGGTGATTTGGTTCTGGTATGCTTTTTTGAGGAATGAAGGAACGCTTTTGGCAATATCAATCCAGCCGGCAAGGTAGGCCGACCACCATATAGGTTCGCCGTAATACTCAGCATTTGACCAGCTATCGCGGATTGCGAACACGAGGCTTTTGTTTGATATTTTGCCGGCCATTTTACGCCGGTTAATGTCGCCGAGGGGATCGTATTCGTCGAGCAGATCGAGCACTTCGAATTCACCATCTCCGGGAGTATCAGGCCATTTTCCGGAAACAACAACCTTTTCCATCACACCTTTTTTGGCGATGCTGATGCGGCAGAACATTGAATTGATGGCATTGAGGCCAACCATTTTGGAACCATCTTCGTTGGGGATCAGCTGTACGTTTCCGCATCCGAACTTAAAGTAATCGCGGGTAGCCTTTTCGAGGTAACGCCTGACCATGCGCGAATTACAGAATCTAACGATTTCCTCGTCGTCGATTACCTCGAGCTGTTCGTTACCCTGATCGTCGTAGCCTTTCACATGGCAAGGGAAAACACCCTGGCCGAGTGTAAAATTGCGGATAAATTTAAGCCCGGTATTGAGCACGCCCACCGAACGAATAAGATCGTAAGCGGTTTTCGGGAAATCGTTGTTTGGTCCCCATGCAGCAACTTCGATGTTACCGACAGTGAGTTTATCTTCGGTAATTTCGGTTTGTGTAGTAACCTTTGGCTTTACCTCGGGAGCACCTGAAGTTGAGGCAAAATATTTGGTTCCGTAGGCAATGAGAGGAACACCGTGGTCATTAAATAGTATCTTGGTCATAGCTTTACTTTTTGATCGTTGAATTCAATGATGTTATCAATATGCACAGGATAAACGTGGCCGGTTGCATTGCCATCGGCATCGATTGGTCTTACACCGCGGAATCTGTTTTGCGACATATTGAATCGCAATCCGGTAGCCACAGCTTTCGGGAAGAAAACGATCTGTCCGTTTTTTTTAATGAATTTAATTGAGAAAACCACCTGCTTACCGTAGGGGGTTTCCTTAATATCCATTTCGCGCAAAGCCTGAACCCGGAGAATAGCAGCCATTAGTATCCTTTTTCTTTGTCGCGTTCGTTACCATCGTTCAGGCGATAGAGAAACTTAGCTGTTCGCCGGTCGCCAAACCACCAGGTAATTACAGAAACGGTGAGGTAAATCACCACGTCGCTTATTTCGGTGAACATTGCTCTGGCTTGTTCGGCCGACAATAAAGGTTCTTTGGCTGTAATGATTTCGATAACCTTGAACGTGAGGATTGTGGTGAGGGCAGTGAGATACATTGTAAGTCCGGGACGGATAGAAGCACGCACAGTGTCAACCAGACCCATAAGGAACGCAATGAGTTTGCCGGTTTTGCTGCCATTGGCAGTAAGCAGGGAAAGTTTTTCGGCGGTAAGTACATCGGCCTGAGCGCCTTTGAGGCTTTCGAGATAAGCAGAAGCTTCGGCTTGCTCGATGGCAGCTTCGGTTCGGGTAGTTTCGACAGCGATCAGCAGTTTGGCTTCCTGTTCGCGTTCTTTGATGTCGAATTCCCTCATTTTGAGGTCGTGTTCGTTTTTGAGTTTCTGAGTTTTCAGATTGGTGAAGCTGGTGATGATGTTTCCGAGGAATCCGGTAGCGACACCGAGGATTGTTTCAATCATTGTTGATGATTTTGAGGTTAAAACTATTGGAGAGTCCTATTTTTAGTGACATTTCGGAAAAAGCTTTGGTAGAATTGAGGATAGCCCTCTGATTTTTGATTTTACCCTGGTATGCACCGGGTAAAATGCAGCCACGGGAATGGGTGAGGAAGTTTTTGCGGGTATCTCCGGCCAGATTGCCCTTGTGAAAGAGGACATATGATCGACCGGGGACATTGGAAACGATCCAGCATCGTCCGAATTTCGGGCTTTTGTAGGGTTTGCAGATATAATCCCCAGCAGGGATACGCGAAAAGCCAACCTCGTTATCGCGTTCGGGCAATTCGATGATGTGTACTTTGAGGCCAACTGAAGGCGCGATAAGTACAGCGAATGTACCCTGATCGGTAGGTTTTGAACGAATAAGGAAAGCATCCATTATTTACCTCCTTTTTCGATAAGTTTTTTAATCTCAGTCAGCTTATCGTTGATGTTTTGGAGCTGGTTTTCAACCAGCTCTTTGTTGGCTTTACATTCCACCGCTTTATCCATTCGTTCAATATCTTTTTCCATTTTGGTCATTTTGATATTGCCTGCTTCAAATCGGGTAGAAACGGATCTGTTGTGTGAAGAAATCATCTTAAAAACGATTATGAGAAGTGCGATGTATGAGGCGATAACACCCAATAATTGTTCGGCGGACATAGTTCTTGTTTTTCAGCAAAACTAAAGTGAGAAAGCGGCGATGGAAAGGACAGACGAAAAGTGCGGATTGGAAGGCAATAAAAAAGGCCGCTGAGCGGCCTTTCGTGTAATTATAACAGGTTGGAATCGGGAGGAGGGAGAGGTTCTTTTTTGGCAGTGGGTACCAGGTATGTAAACCGGTACCAATCGGCCAGGCGATTAACAGCAGGGGTGAGGGCGGCTATATCGGCAAGGTCGGGGCTGAGAGATCCGGGAAAAATTCTGACCGAGGCAATAAGCACGGCATCGCGGTTGGTGCCTGTAATGGTGCTGAGGAACTGCAGGTTGTGATACTGGTGGTATTTTTGCAGGTATTCCTGCTGATCGAGCGCTGATTGCCTTGACGTGTGCCTGAAAACCTGAAACAGCATAGCGGCTTTACTGTTCTGAAAGAAAATGAACTGTTTGTTGTCGGTGCTTGTGAGAAGTAATTTGGCGTTTTGTTTTGGCATTGCGGGTTTTTTTTGGTGATGTGAATGAGTTGCGTATATATTTTTGGTGATACACGCCAAATGGTTTCCGCGATTAGCGGGGGATTGGGGTTATTGCGGGTATATATTCGTTGGCAGCAATTAAAGCCCCAACGAGCGGCATATTTCAAACCTTTTTTGATCTTTCCCCTGTTCATGTACATATTTAAGCACATCTGACCATCGATTGAATTTATCCACTTTAATATCACCCCAGCCGGATAATTCATAGGTTGAGAAATATTTGTGTTTAAATCCTAAGTTGATTAAGGCATCAACAACATCTTTTTGAAATTTTGTGAGCTTTTGATATTGCTCTAATTCGTCTTTTTCCATCTGATTAAAATTAACTGCTGCCAACAGGTCGGTATGAAACAAGCCGCCGACAGCGATTTACAACTTTGAACAGTCTTACAAGCGGCCTGTTCATACCGCCAATGCGTTACCTGCCATTTTTACGGACATAGTAACCTACTAATCTTTTATGCTGAGATTCTTCCATTTTTTTAACAAGCTCTTTAAGAATTTGCAAGGTTTCGCTTTCATTTTGTTCATCGTCTGCGCCATCGGTATTGTGACCGATGAAATCTATTGCATCTTCAACCGCTTGTATATATTTGCTTTTTACGTGCATAATTTTGAAATAAAACGGCAGGTAACAAACAGTTTATAAAATGCTACGAGCCAAATAAGTGAAGTGAGTTGATTGGTAATTTTAGACAGCACTTCACAAACTGCCATTCGTTGGCAAACATTTAAGATTCGTAATCAACAAGGCTTATGTGCGCTTGAAATTCAGGCGTTATCTGATAGATTTTTTTGCCTTCACGAATAATAAAATGTGGTTCAAGTCTCAAATGCTGACAAACAAGCTTGATGCTGTTCATCGTTGAGTTATACTTTTGATTGGCTTTCTCAACCAATCGTTCAGCTTCTCTAATTTCTTGGAGAGCTTGTTTTTGTTCTTCGGATAAATTGACAAGCATTTTAACGCCTTTGTCTTTATCTCCCTGTAATTCGTTGACTATTTCTGAAAATGACATAATTAAAAAACGATTTGCCAACACTGCATAAAATTAAGCGGGCAGTGTTGTTATGTTTCCGCTTTTGGCTCTTTATTAAATTTTATTTCGGGCGGACAATTCCGAGCCTTGAAAGCCCGCCTAATCTTATGCTTGAACGTTAGCGGTCATTTTAAAGAGCATCCCGACTCCGACATTACCCAATCAAACATTCCACCGAAAAACTTTTCAGGATTATCAAACGCTTCCTTGCACTTTGATAAGAACAATTCCATTTTAGGCAATTCAGGCAAGTGCTTTTTTTCTACATTCCATAAAAGCTGATTAGGCTTTAGAACAAGTCCATTGGTTTTTACTTCCTCTAAATGTTCACCAAGCATCATATAATGAAATGCAGCTTTTATAGTTGGGCTTCTATTTGCCCCAGCTTGACAATGAAGTAATACTTTCCATTCAGGATTCCAAGTATAGATTTGATGTAAAACTTGCAATGCTCCAAACATTGAGTTTAAACCCATCAGTTCGCCACTTTCTCCCATCGGGAAATAGTAGTTAAGTTTTCCTTCTTTCATTATTTCTTCTGAATTACCTAAGTAAAATTCGTCTGATACGTTAATTATTACTTGACATTCATTGTGTTTGCCTTCCGCTTTTATCTCTTTTGAAACAGGAAATCTATCAACGATTATGTTCTCGGAAATAAAACGAACCGCTAACATCGGTTGGGCAAAATTGCCGTTTTCGTTTTCAATTGACATTTTATCTTAATTTAAAAATTTGTAATCCTAATGAAGTTTTGTGTTCGGCAACTTCGCCAAGCCGAGAACCGTTACCAGCAACTTTAAAAAGGCAGCCCCGACTGAGCAAGCCGATACTGGCTCATATATTCATCGAAGTAGTAACCTTCTTTTGTTGGTGGATTACAATTTTTATCTACTCCATCATTCCAACCTTTGAGGCGGACAAAATAACCAGATTTGCTTTTGTGAAGCTGATTTACACACTGCTCATCAGAAAAGTATGCTGGTAACACATTATTGCCGACAATGTCGGGTTCTGGGTGTTCTTTAATATCCATGCTATTCATACATATTTGTTTTAAGTTGAAAATTTGTGCTGTTTAAACCGCCACTGCGGCAATAATCTGACCGTTAGCAGAAAGCACTACTCCATCGCTTCGTTAATACTTCCTACTGCTTCATCAATGCTATTCCACGCATCCTCTAATGTTGAAACAGCTTCTTCAAACTTTTGTCCCTTTTCAGTTTGTTGCAATCCTTCTGAAAGGTTGTCAAACTTTTCTTGTTCACCATCTTTAATGGCATCAATAATTTCTTGTGCTTCGCCAAGTAAAGCAAGAGCCTTTTCTAATTCTTTTCTGTCGTTTTTGTTCATCGTTGTTATTTTTAAAATTGTTGTTAATTAAAAGCGGTTGGGAAGTAGAATGCATAAATTTTTTATTTGTTAATATAGCAGTTCACAAAATCTTCCCAAGTGCAGCATAAATCCCCACAAAAATCAAATTCTTCTTCTGTGATTTTAGAACCGAATTTCATTAAATCTGAATTTAATTTGTTCAATAGTTTTTCGTGAGCTAATCTTTCAGTTCTGCCTATAACTTCTCTGTTTTCGACTGCTCCTATTTGGCTGTAAGTGGTTAAGAATTTTTGTGTATTTGCTTTCATAATTTTTAAGTGTTTATTTCTTATCTTAAAAACGCTTCGTTGAAAGAAACAACTTTTAGCGGTTGTCTTGTCCATGTACCAACAGGGGATAATATGATTCCAATTGATGAACCTCTGCTCATGGATTCAGCATGTTCAAAGTAAATCGGGAAAGAATGCTTCCATTCCATGTTTGGGTTTCTTAATAAGTGCCTTGCTTCATTAAATTGTTCTTCGTTGACAATTTCAAGACATTCATCTGAATCAAATTGAAAGTTTTTCATCGCTTAATTCGGTTAATGATTTATTTGGGCACATAATTCTTTTCCTGTTAAAATTACAACGATTTTAAGGGTGCTTAATTCGCGGCCAAATTTGCGAACAACTTCCTCAATTTTTTTGATATGCCGTTCGCGGGCTTTGTCGGAATTTTTGTACCGGTTAAAAACAATGGAGCTGAGAAATTCACGGGTGTGGCCAGTGTATTTTGCTATACCCGCCACCGTAAAGGGGTAACGATCAAAGAACTCAGCAACATCCATGCTTCCTTCTTCATCGAGTCCCGAAAGCCTTATGCCCGATAACTCAGCTCCGATCTTGTTCAGATATTCATTCACCAGCACCAGGTTATTGTAGTCGGTATTGGTGTATTGTTTGGTTTTTGTCAGTTTTACAATCCATTCGCGGCTCCGGTGCAGCGAAACAGCAATCTGACTTTGTTTGAACGGGTATTTTTCAAATACCATCTGAAGATTTAACATCATCATAATTTTTTTTTTGGCAAAGATAAGTACATATGTGGCAAATGTCAACCACAAAATTGTTAAATTTTTCCAATTTGGCCGATATGCCGAATAGAAAAAATATTCAGCTACACTCAGCTTCAAATCCTTTGCCGTGTATCAGAAATGAACTTTGCGTTTCCAGGTAACTTTTGAGGACCAGGATCCGATTGATTCCTTTCGCAGAATGCCATAGTAATAAAACTGGTAGTAAATGGTTCCGGATTCGCACAGTGTATCGCCGACCATGAATGCAGTAACGTTCCACTGCCATATTGTACGCTGAATGCCGCAAGTGGTGTTTGTTTGATCGAATACCATTTCATAGCGCATGGTATCGCAAGGAGTAACCAGATCGAAGGTATCGGGATGTGAATACCATTGCACTTTGAACAACGAATCATTCAGGTATTGAATGCGCCGCCATGCCGGCATTGTTTTGGAAGCGACATTGGGCAGGTCGAAGGTATTTTCGCCTTGCCACTCGCCTTCTTTTGGGGTTCTCACGTCTTTGTTGGTGCGGAATCCCCTGGCTGTTCTGTTTGTAATCTCTGAACCAGGGTTTTCAGGTTCTTTTTCGCACGATATAAGGCATATCATCATGCCCAATGCGAACATCATAAGTGTTTTCATTTTACATTGATTTACGGCAGGGTTAACGGAGGCCAGCTGCTACTCTCAGGGTATTATTTTTTGTGCTGATCGCTGAATTTGAACCGCACGATTTTTACTGCATCGTGAAATACCACAGCATTTATTTTTACGCCTATAGCTGTTTTCAGGCGTTCGCAGGTAATTTTATAGCTTTCGCGGCAAGGCTCGATCAATGAGGCATAGTATTGAGCATCGGTCAATGCAGGCGGGGGCGGGGGTATGGTTTCGGGTTCAATGGGTTGGCCGACGACCACGGCAATATCTTCGCAGGTTTTTTCAAGACCCTCGAGTTTTTTTGTGCTTAATTTTTGCAGGAAGTCGAGGCGAAATCCGTTTCGGGTAAGAATCCGGATGATGGTTTCCCGGTAATTGGCTTCAACAGGAGAATAATTCATTTTTATAAGGATTTATTGGCAGGGTTAACGCTGGCCGGCTGCCACTCAGCTGAAAAATTATTTTAGAAATTACCGTCAATCCGGCCATCAATAATGGCATTGAATGTTGTGTAAATGTCTGATCCCTTTCGATAGTGCCCTGCTTTGGTGGTGCTGGATAATGGACCAGCGACCTTATGCAATAATGTTGCGTATAAAAGTGTATCAATCATTCGCATGTCGGCAATGGCTTCTTTCGGTTCGGCATTCTCGAGAGCTGCTTCCATAAACAGCAATACTTCATGTTCTTTCATCACAGAAGTGTTGTACTTTACACAGGAAACACGAGGTTTGAAGTTGGCTTGAATTTTCATAATCCGCTATTTAACATTCAGGTTTGGAAATTTATGGCCAAGGTGTTTTCCGATTCTTGCCTCGAGTTGTGTTTTGAGGTTTTTCTTCCTGGTTAACAACGACTGAGATTTTTGCAGTACAAGCAGATCATCAATCAGCTCGAGTTCATCAAGCATATCTTGTTTAGATTTGATGTCGGGTGACTTCTGCAGTACTTTTACCCATGTGGGTAATTCTCTGATTTGAATTTGGCTGAATCCCATTGTTTTGGTGTTATTATTGGCAGGGTTAACGCTGACCGGCTGCCACTCAGCTTGAAAAATTTCCAATAATTGAGATAGTCCCTTATAGGGCTTTTCTTCTGATGATTTTCACTGCTGCATGAAACACA